CCTACTGGAGCATCTGGAAATGATGGACAAAGTATTGTTGGTCCAACAGGAGCTACGGGGGCCCAAGGAGTTACAGGAGCAACAGGAGCTACTGGACCTCAAGGTCCCGTGGGTTTGACAGGTCTGCGAGGTGCGACTGGGCCAACTGGAGCAGAAGGTGTAACTGGACCAACAGGTACAGAAGGGCCAACCGGACCTCGAGGAATTACTGGACTTAGAGGTGAAACTGGACCGACTGGTGCTGATGGTGCTGACGGAACTGTTGGTCCAACTGGGCCTACAGGTTCGCAAGGTGTTGCTGGTGCAGCATCAACTGTTACTGGACCTACTGGTCCGACAGGACCAACGGGCGCAACAGGTCCTATAGGAGCTGACAGCTTTGTGACAGGACCAACTGGACCTCTTGGTCCGACTGGACCTACGGGCAATATCGGCCCAACTGGTGCAGACAGTTTTGTCACAGGACCGACAGGTCCTCAAGGATTCGTAGGAGTTAGAGGTCCGACAGGTGCCACAGGAGCAGACAGTTTTGTAACTGGACCGACAGGTCCTACGGGAGCCACTGGTGAAACTGGACCAACTGGTGCAGACAGTTTTGTCACAGGACCGACAGGTCCTACGGGTTCTCAAGGACCAATCGGAGCTCAGTCGACAGTTCCTGGTCCAACAGGACCTACGGGCCCAACGGGCTCTAAAGGGCAGGACCTCCAGGTACTTGGAACATACGATACTCTTAATGAACTAGAAACCGCCTCACCGACTGGCACACCAGGAGACGCTTACGTAGTTGGAACAGACCTATATGTCTGGAATGGGAATACTTCCAGCTGGGAAAGTGTAGGTCCATTCGTCGGCCCAACTGGCCCGACAGGTCCAACAGGACCAACGGGCGCAACAGGCCAAGATCTTCAAATACTAGGAACTTTTAACACTCTTAATGAGCTAGAAACTGCTTACCCTACCGGATCACCGGGAGATGCGTATGTTGTCGGTCCAGATTTGTATGTTTGGAATGGAGAGACATCCACCTGGGAGGACGTAGGTCCATTTGTGGGTCCGACTGGTCCTACAGGCGCAACAGGACCTACAGGCGCAACAGGACCTACAGGACCAACGGGACCAACAGGACCTGATGGAGTTTATGAAGTAAGTTCCACAGAACCTGCGAATCCCGTAGAAGGCGATGTTTGGGTAAATAGCGACACAAACAGAGTGTATGTCTACTATGACAACTTTTGGATAGAACCAGGCGGTGCAGCAAGAGGACCAATAGGTCCAACAGGTCCAACAGGCCCGACTGGTGCAGACAGTTTTGTTACTGGACCTACTGGACCGACCGGGCCTACAGGACTTACTGGAGATAGAGGGCCTACAGGTGCAGACAGCTTTGTTACTGGTCCAACAGGGCCGACAGGTCCAACTGGAGTAACTGGTATTACTGGACCTACAGGCCCAACTGGACTAAGTGGCGGCATAACATACGAAATTACAAATGACGGAACCGGCGCTTATATAATTAACGGAGACTCAAACCCTAATCTTTCTGTGATTAGAGGCCACCGTTACGTATTAAATGTGAATGCTTCAGGTCATCCTTTTTATATTCAAACTGTTTCAGGAGCTTATAGCTCAGGTGACATATACACCATAGGTGTTCTGGGAGACGGCCTTGGCACAGAAGTTGGGACAATTATTTGGGAAGTGCCATTTGATGCCCCAAGTACTTTGTACTACGTATGTGAAGTGCACTCTTCCATGCAGGGAGAAATCCTTGTTTCTGATTTAGGTCCAACTGGTCCTACAGGGTTGACTGGCGATACAGGACCCACTGGACCAACTGGTGCAGACAGTTTTGTAACTGGACCAACTGGTCCTATTGGACCCACTGGGCCAGATGGAAATATAGGATCAATTGGACCAACAGGACCAACAGGACCTGCAGTTTTTTACAGTGGAACTAATCCTGTGGTAGTTAGCGGAACTGATATATCTCTTGCAGGAGGTTTTGCTTTTTATACGCAGACCGGATATTACCCTGTAGTATATGTTGGGCTAGAGCCAAATAGCCCAAACACTGGTGATGTTTGGATAGACTTTTAATAAAGACTAGTTAGAGACAAAAATGGCTTTTATATTTGATGATAATGGTAGATTTAGTAATAGAAATTGGTACTATATACAACTCATCGTAGAGGCTTATTACGAACCTGGTGGCACTAGATATGTAATAAATAACGTAGCTTATAAAGACTCTCAACCAGAAAATGATAACCCATTTTCCGGTGGATCTCCAAGATCATATAGTATACCTAATGGTCGCGCTGGAGGCATGACGGGATCATTATCATTTCAAAGTGACAGTGATAGTGGGTGGGCTTTTCAGTTTGACGCTGGAGTAGTCCCGCAGACACAAGATATTTGGGGAGCTGGAAGTTTTACTAGATGGATTCAAGAATCTGACAACCCTTCAACTGTAACTATTTCTGCTAGCCAAGGTCTTATGGGATCTGCTACCGCTAGCACTGGCATTAAGCATGTTTTTAGAACATCGTTTGACGGTAATGGAGGGACAGCAGGGGATTCTTTTGAAGACGCTATTGACGGAAATTCCATAACCCTGCCAAATGCAACTAGGTCAGGATATGATTTTGACGGTTGGCTAAGAAACGGCGTAAATGTTGGTGGTGCTGGTAGTAGTTACACAGTAACTTCTACAGAAACTCTTGTTGCTTCTTGGAGTAGTTCAATTCCAGATGTAAACATTACTAATGGTATATTTAATAGAACTGTAAGACGTGGACAAAGCTCTACATATGCAGACCGAATAATTGCAACGGATAAGCGCAGTGACCACTCCAGTTCTGGTAGCGATTGGGCATTGACGGGAACATATGCAAACTACTTTAGTATAAATTCTATAGGTTCTAATGATTACGTAGGTTACAATATACCATCAAATGCTCCTTTAGGTAGCTTTACTTTAACTTTAACTGCATATGGCCCAAGCAGCCAGGACACAGACACCGCAACAATAACAATAGAAGATTACCCAACTGCAACCATGGCAGATACGTCTTTAAATAATGGAAGAGTTGGCGTAAATTTTAATACTAATGGCGATAATCAAATTTCTGGTGACTCTAACACAGCTAGTATTACAGTCTCTGGTAGCATCCCAGGAGTTTCCGAAAGTATAAGCGGGGCTACAGCAACTTTTTCAGGTTTTCCTACAGATTATGGTTCATACACCTTAACTGCAACTCCTACTAATCAGAATAGTGACACAGGTACAGCTGCAAATATCAGTGTAACTATACTTGACGGTGCACTTTCATGGGCAGATCAATCTCTTTCTACTACTTTGGTTACAGAAGGTGAATCTTATTCTGACCAAGTATCAGTAAACTCAGGGCCGATAGATGTAACCTATTCTGTTTCTCCAGGATCTAATTTGCCTGGCGGAATAAACATTAATTCTTCTACAGGTCAGTTGACCTCGAGCAACATTACGGCTGAGCCAGGAACATATACGTTTAGGCTTAGAGCAACTAACGGATCTAACGAGGCAATTGATACTCAAAACTTAACGCTTACAGTAGAAAAATCCGGCGGATTTATGAAAGTTTGGAACGGAGCCGCCTGGGTAGACGTACCCGCTAAAGTTTGGAACGGGGCCAGTTTTACAGAAGGAACCGTTAAAGTTTGGAACGGAGCCGCCTGGGTAGATAGCTTTTCTAGCTAAGAGGCTTTTTCTAAACGATTATGCTTTTCTTCGCAATCGCGAGCTAGTGATGGTACTGGATATCTTTTTTCACATATGCTGCAAGTGTAATCGTTAATACTCAATATTTAAATACCTCGATGCCATTGACTTCGTGTATCTATTATGACACTCTTAAAATTACTCTTCTACTTCAGCTTCTTTTTCTTTAGATGCTTCTTCAGACTGCTTCAAAAGCTCGTCTCTAATTTGTGATAGTTCTATGGCATAAGTAATGTTTCCAGTGTAGGTGTGTTCACCTATATGCGTAATCCTAACCCACGGTGCTGCCCAAACATCGTTGCCTAGTTTTCTCCACATGTGGCAAAAGTTATAGTCCTCTGAAAGAAGTCTTCTACTTGAGGGATCTATAGTTGTTGTGAAGTATTCAGTGATTTCTTCGCCCTCGTTAGAGTTAACTGTGGAAATTGAATCACTTATGTACTTTTCGCATAAAGGGGCAATTCTTTCAAACACAGAGCGTTTAATTGCCATCAAACCTGTACCAATTTCTGCAACTTTAATAGGGGAGTCCAGGTTAAAATCAGTCTCTGCTTCTAATAGATTTACCGCAAAGATACCAGCATAGTTGTATAGGTCTTTCTTACCTAACTGAGCCGCCATACCAACTGCATCCCAATTTATGCCTTTCATGGGAGAAATAGCACCAATTAGCTCTCTATCAGACTCAACCATTTTCAAAACGTCGTCAGGATCAAAAGAGTGGTCGCTATCAATAAAAAGTAAAGTGTCTGCATCACTCTGCATAAATCTGTGAGCAAGATTGTTTCGAGCTCTAGTTATAAGGCTCTCGTTACCAACAACTGAAGTCTCTATTTGATGTCCTGCTCCAGCCAATTTAATAATTAAATTCTGTAAGCTAATAACGTAACCGCTTTTAGCATTTCCACCATACATAGGCGTGGCTATAAATATCTTCAATGTTCTCCTTTTGTCATTTTAGAAATTAGAAAATCTACTCAGTTGGCTATAGTCTAACCCATCTCCTGCATTTCCCGTAGAATTCATTGCCAATCCAATGCCTTCCATTTGAGCACGAGCACCGTGACCATTAATTTTTGTACCTCTGTCACTAAGCTTCTTGTGGAATGCAATTTGAGAGAGGCCACGCTCTCCTCTGTTTTCACTCCACCTTCTGTAGATTGTGTAGAGGTCTTGGACTTTAATGCTGGAGTTTTCATCGTTGACAGTTTCTTCGCTAAGGAAGATACCAATCCTGTCTTCACTCTTTTGGTAGATGTCTGCAGCTTCTTTAACCGCAGTGCACCAGCCAAGGGCATCATTAGAAGTTTTAGACATACTCAAGTATTTAACAGCGCCTTCTACACACCAAGACAAAACAGCAGGCAATCCGCCGTCCGGGTCTGCCAGATATGACTTTAGGTCTGGGTCAGACTTTTCTGGCACGTGAACAAAAGGCGCTGGACGCAACCTACGCCACATAGCATCGTCAGTAATCATTGGGCGGTGGTTAGTGGTGATCCAAACCTTACCTTGAGCGTGAAAAGTAAACGGCTTTTCTCCAGGAGAACGAGCAGAAATTTGGCTTGAACCAGTCAGCTTCTTAACTTGGTTTTCCTTAATTCGCTCTGTTTCTGGCAGCTCATCTACCCAAACCATTCGTCTACCTCTGAGCTCGGCCATATGGTATTCGTCAGAACGGTTTTGTCCACCGTCGGCTGCAAGTACTGGTGAGTCAAGCATCCATGCATATCCGCCAGGGCCCAAGGCCTCAAACACAGTCTCAACAAAAGTATTTTTACCAGAGCCAGGAGGACCATAAACCATAAACAAAACGTCTTGATTGCTCAAACCTGTAAGCGTATATCCGACTGCGCGCTGTAACCAGTCTTGGTATTCTTTATCGCCACCAGTAGCAAAGTCTAGGAATTGAGTCCACCTGATGTTCGTCATACCAGGTTGGTAAGATATCGGGCTTCTACGCGTGATGTTTAGGTCTGGCCTTCCTCTGAGAAGCTCGCCAGTTCTCAGATCAACCACACCGTTAGAAACACCCATCAAATGCGGGTCAGCGTCCCATGACTCAACGTCAACACGAATCTTTCTGTCAGATGTAGCCATGCGAACCATGTTGTTTACACGAGCAATTGATTTAGCTTGTTTGGCCCAGGCCACTAATTCATTTACTTTAGGGTCATCCAAGTTGTAATTCTTAACTTCACCAGCTACAACGGCAGAGACGCGCTTAGCAAGTTCCTTGAGCTCTAGCTCTTCTTGATCTTGTTTCCAGTAATTACCGTCCCAGTAGTACCACCCAAGTCCAGGTGTGTATCTAATAACGGATTTATAAGTGTCTACAAGTCTTGCACCATTGCCTATATCAGTTAGTGACCTGAACCCTGGCTTACCACCGTCTAGTTCATCCGGTGCATCCGGGTCGCTAGGAAGATTTAAGTTGCCTTTAGAGGAAGCATCCGAAATGGACATTCCAGATTCAGCTAGGGCAGTTACTTGATCACCAATTGCATTAGCAGTTGAACGATTTTCAGGGATGTCTACATTTTCTAAAACTTCTGGCTCTAGTATTTCTCCACCCTCTAGAGCTTTTGGCTGCTGCTGGTTCATTTTAGTGGCCCAGTCAGTGCCTTGGGTTCTGACCCAATCGCTAATGCCTTCCCACTTTAGGTCAACTTTAGGGTTGTCAGCAACAAAGTCAATTGCTCTGTGGACGTGCATCAGCAGAGAGTTAGAACCTTCTAATTCCATAGGTGGTCGAACCATCTCGGCGTTGAAACGGATCATTAAAGTTTCTATGTATGTGCGGTTTGCGTCGTCTGTCCCATACTTGTTTGCTAATGCACAAGTTAGCTTGTAGATATCAACGGCTCTAGCGCCTTCGTCGATGCCTTCTTCCATGATTTTTTGAATATCGACTTTTTCGCCACCAAGCTCAAGGTCTCCCATCCAATCCCAAGTGGCAGAACCGTAAACGCCCACACCTCTAGGTTTTTTCTTTGGGCGGAGAGCTTGCAAAAGTGCTTCAGGAGCTTCAGCAATTTCTCGCTCCCACGGTGCATGCCCAGGCTTCCACTCATAGGTTAGCCCCGAAAAGTGACGAGAAGGCGTAAGAAGAATATATCCGTTGTGTTTTACATCAATTCCTGGCAAACCTTCACTATTGAAGTTACCAATAAACTTCTCATTAGGCGAGCACTTATAGATAAGGTGCCTACCGCGGACGCTGTTTCCGTTATCAGAATGAAGACCGGTAGCCGCCTCTACTGTCGGGGGCAGAGCACCTTCTGTACGTTCTTCTAGCTTTATGTATGACTCATCGCCTTTGTGGCGAGGGTCAATGTCAATTACTAAAAATCCAGAGCCTTTGGCAAATACACCAACATTGTAGTCAGGGTTTTCTCCCCACCAAGTGGCTATCTGCTCTGTGTCGTCTGTTGCACTGGTCTGCCAACTGTTAATTGCAGGGTGCTTGCCAATTTCTTTTGCTTCAAAATGTGTCTTACCGCAGGTGCACTTGCCGTCTTTACCTATACCGTGTACTGGCAGTATCTTCCAGTTATGCTTCTCTGCATAATACTGAGCAGCCTTTGAAAGCCGACCACTGGCTTTTTCCCACGACAACTCAGAGTCCTGCTTTCACTACGTCATTTGTAATATTCATTTGCTCTCCGGGTATGAAAACTTAGTTACATAATACACCTTCTGCTTTCCGATGCAACTCAGATACAGGAAATGTTTTTAAATTTAGAAAAGTTGAACCGCTGAACTAACAGCCAGCCCTTAAATCAGGGTAATTTTACTACGGTAAAATTGATTAGGGAGAGGACTTAACCACTAACCTAGTAGAAACCATTATAGGACATGTCACAGGATCTTATTCTTTATAGCTCTGCCTTAATTGGCGCTCTCAGTGTTATTATTGGCGCTATTTACTCTATCTACAGAATAGCCAAAAGAATCGGGGATGCTTTGGGAGTAGACGAAAAAGGTAGAACAATTTCTGACCGCCTCGATCGCGTAGAGCACCAACTTTGGGAAAATGGTGGTAGTTCACTTGCAGACAGAGTCAACAATATTGAAATGCATGTTGTAAAAGTTTCAACTGAAATAGAAATTATTAAAGACATTACAATTTCTATGCAAGCTCAGGCGCCAAAGCCTCGTCAAAAGAAGTCCACAGACTCCTCTAAAAAGTCTTTAGATAACTGAAAAAGCACTTCATAGTGTGGTAGGCTTTCCTGCATAACCACATCAAGGAGTGTAATGATGCCTCTTGCCGATAAGCTCGATAGCAGTTTAAAGCAATACAAAGCAAAACAACAATTCTGCGCAGCTATAAAAGTAGCTCTTACAGACTCGCTTTCCGAGAAAGATGTTGAAGCATATAAGACTGTATTAGAAAACACCAATACTTTAGATCCTGAATATCTTCCGTCTACTCGCCTTTCGATAATATTAAGACAAGAAGGTTTAAGAGTCAGCACCTCTAGCCTTGAACGTCACAGAAATAAAACTTGCACTTGTTATAAGGCAGGACTCTAGTGGGACTTTCAGACAAACTAAACGAATTAAAAGATCCGGGTCGTTCTGGTTCTGATATAAAACGACTAAATATCCCTGAAGACTGGCGTCCCAGAATGGACGTAGATAGTCAGAAAGGCGGATTCTTAGTCGGATCACCTAGACCCTCTGGTCAAGACTCAGACGCAACTGCAGTTTTAGAAGAGTTTGGGCTAGACCCCAACCAGTGGTCAGTTACTTCTCTTAGACACGGTAAGTGGCAGAGGTATGATGGCGAATATCTAGAATCAATTAGAGTAAACGTTGTTCCTTCTGCTTTAGCACTTTCAGACCAGGTAGATGCAGAACAGCTAATTAAAGATATTAAGAAATGGCGTCCCGCTAAAGGAACTAAGAAGTCCACCGGCGAGGGCGCTTTTTTAGTTGCGCCTAGTGACCAGCAGTTAGGTAAGAAGGCAAACAGCCAAGGAAGTGCTCAATCAGTAAATCGCATTTTGGGGCTTACTGAAGGGGCGGTGCAAAAGTACAACTCTCTTAAAAAGGCTGGTATAGCTCCCGGAACTATCGTTTTAGCTCTTCCAGGAGACCACGTTGAGGGTAACGTAAGCCAAAACGGAAGACTTCAAGGGCAAGCTGCTTCTGATCTAGGTCTTACCGAGCAAGTGCGAGTTGCAAGAAGATTGCTAATGACTCAAATAAAAGCACTAGCCCCTCTAGCTGAAAAAATAGTTGTGCCAGTAATTAATGGAAACCACGACGAAGTAACTCGTCAAGTAGCTGCCGACCCAGCCGATGGGTGGAACACGGAGATAGCTGCAGCCGTACAAGACGCTTGTGCAGAAAATCCAGAGCTGTCTCACGTGGAGTTTAGGTTCCCATCTAGTGGACACCAAACTCTAACTATAGACATAGACGGTTGCATGCTTGGGCTATTCCATGGGCATCAAGCTTCTCAAAACAATGTTATGAAGTTTTTGTCTGGTCACGCAGCAGGGCAAACAGCACTAGGTAATGCCGATGTTTGGGTTTCAGGTCACTACCACAACTTTAGGACAATGGATATTGGCACCAGGTTCTGGGTGCAAGCCCCAACAACAGACCCTGGAAGCGAATGGTTCCGTGACCGTAGCGGAATGGAGTCCAATCCAGGACTACTAACAATGGTTATTGGCGGAAGCTATGACCCAAGAGAAAATATAAGCGTACTCCCAGTAAAGGATTAAATTGAAGGTAGCAGTTTATACAATCGCACTAAATGAAGAGCAATTTGTTAAGCCTTGGTTTGAAAGCGCAAAAGAAGCAGACTACTTACTAATTGCGGACACAGGTTCCACAGATAAGACGGTTAAAAAAGCAAAAGCGCTAGGCATTAATGTAATTCCCGTAAATGTTAAACCATGGAGGTTTGACACTGCTAGGAATGCGTCGCTTGCTGCTATTCCTGCAGACATAGACTACTGTATTGCTTTGGATATGGACGAGGTTCTTTTGCCAGGGTGGAGAGAGGAACTCGAAAAAGCTTTTAAAGAAGGCTCAACTAGGCCTAGGTACCAGTACACATGGAACTGGAAAGACGAAGCAGAAACCGTTCCTAGTCTTCAGTATGGTGGAGACAAGATACACAGCCGTTTCGGCTACAGGTGGAAACATCCAGTTCACGAAGTAATTGTGAGCTATGGCGGGCACAAGGAAACTCAGACCTGGGTAGGCCTTGAGATACACCACCACGCTGACACATCTAAGCCTAGATCTCAATACTTGCCACTACTAAAGCAGGCAGTAGATGAGGACCCGTATGATGACAGAAACGCTTTTTACTACGCTAGAGAGCTCTTCTTTCACGGTAAGCGCGACGATGCCATTGCAGAATTTAAGCGGCACTTAGCTTTGCCAAGAGCAAAGTGGCCACCAGAGCGAGCTGCCTCTATGCGTTATTTAGCAAAACTAGATACAGTAAACACGGAAGACTGGTTGATCAAGGCAATTAATCAATCTCCTGGACGCCGTGAATCTATGACAGAGCTTGCAATGCTTTACTATGGACGCGGCGATTGGGAAAACTGTTATAAGTGGGCTACAGACATAGTAAAAATTGAAACCAAACCTTTAGATTATTTGTGTGAAGACTTTGCTTGGGGTGCTATGCCTCATGACTTGGCTGCCATATCTGCATTTAACTTAGGAAAGTTTGATGAGGCACTAAGTTACGGTGAGACGGCTTTTAAGTTAGATCCTGAGAACGACAGATTAAAGAGTAATCTTACTTTTTATCGTTCCGCTGCTTCTTCTCCTGAATAGCTTTAAACGCTTCTACTGCGTTTGCGCTTGTTCGACTTTGCCAGATAAATCTGCATTCGTTGCAATAAACAACTTTCATGGTGGACCAGCGGCCGCCCTCTGGCCTATCTACAGTTTTAGTATCAAGAGAATCGGTTTTTGCTTTACAGTAAGGGCATAAAGGAAATCTTTTGTGACGCATTTCTTGGCCTTGCCAATTTACCGAAAGAGTTCTGCGCAGTTCTTTGTAGTCTAGGCCGCCCCAAACGCCCCAAATTTGTTTATTGTTTAAGGCCCATTGAGCGCAGTCTTTTCGTACAGGGCACATATCGCAAAGTTTTTTAGCAGAGTTCTGCTGCGAAGGTTTGTTAGCAAAAAAGTTATTTGCATATTCTGCATTTTCTGGCTTGGCGCATTCAGCGTCTTCGTGCCAATCCGGGCTATCTATCAAGCTCAGAAACCTCCACTATTGTTGCTTGAACAATTTCTTCGAGCTCTACTTCTGTTGATACTGATAGACCCTCTCCGGTACACACAGTAGGTTGGTAGTCACCATCAATATATCCGACGTAAACTTGAATAGACGAAGAAGCATCCAGCATTTTAAAGCTCTCACCTAATGAGTAAGAAATTCCGTCTCTTTGGATAGCAGAGGCCAAAGAGGTCTTTACAACCTCTTCTTCTAAATTTACGTGACCTTCTGTGTAATATATGTAGCTGTTAGTTGAGTGAGGCTCGTATTCGTCGCCATCCCAGGTCATCCATAAGGATTCGCCAACTCGAAGATCTTTCACATAATAAATTATAGATTAAAACAAAAAATAACCTGATATATTTACCGTAAACTACAAAATTAGCTGCCGTTAGTGTAAATAGTTGCTTTATAGACGTTATCTGTGCTTTCAGGAGCATTTTCAACTTCTATTTCCAAATTATAAGATAAAATAATATCTTCTACAGCCATTTCATCAAGCTCATAAAAGTCAGAGATAGCTTTTGCTGAATTTTTTAGTATCTCACTGCGACTATTTCCGTATACAGTAAGTTTTGCAGACATTCTTAGCATTATTGGACTCTTTTTTCTAGCTTGTAAGGAGAGTAGTGAGCTCCATCCAGTGAAGGAGTGATTCCATCCGTTGATTTAATAATTACGTCTCCATAGCGCACAGCTACAACGCGGCCTCTACGCCCATTGTGGAGAGGGCCCATTTTGCCTTCAAAAGCATCAGCAAGGACTCTTACTTCGTCGCCAACAGTGATTTGTCCTGGCTGTAGTGGCACCCAAACCTCGTCTGGTGTTTCTTGCATGTGTGTAGGTATGTTCAAAGCTAGCTTTGAGAAGACCTCAACAGCTTCTTTGGACATATTTTCGCTTAACTTTAATGATTCCCAAGCCTCAAGTAGTTTAAGAACCGCTTTACCAGATCCAACTTTTACTTTAGATGCTTCTAGTTGTTGTTTTACCCATTCATAGTTTACTTCAGGCATTTTTATTCTCTCCTTGAGTAGATGTTATTACTTTATCTTTAATTATTTCTAAAACTGTCGCTCTGTTAGGTATTACAGACACATAATCAACGTATTGCCTATATGAAAGCGCGCCTCTTTCAGTGGGGGTCATATCTTCTATTTGGTATGGAAGAAAAGACCAGCTGCTGGAAAAATTAATGGTTTCTTTCCAATCAGTAGCAATAGGAGTTCTAGCATTCATCGCTTGAGCCAATCTATAGCTCCAAGAAACGCCACTTTTCCTATCTTGAGGAGCATGCATGTATCCGAGAGATGTTTCAATATCAGTCTTTGCTCGTTCATCGTTATATCCTCGGGCTGCTTTTACTTCTCTAGCAGAAAACTTAATTGTTTTTAGTACTATTTTTGACCATGAAAGCTTTTTATCGTTTATTGACCAGCGATTTTCTTTATAATCACTCTCTTTTTGGCCTGTAAGTAAGAAAGAGTCTAAATTAAGCCCCATTAAGTTATTTACATTTGGCATTTTTAGTCTCTCTTTAATGTCTTCTTCGGTTTGCCAAGGCAGCGAAGGGTATATGGTTGCTGGCCATTCTTTAGTTAGCAGACGCTTTGCAGCATTTTTCACTGACTTGCTGGTAACTGCAGAAGGGTACTCATATCTGCTTGAGTAAAATGCAGAAAATAAGCCACCCTCGGGGTCGTTAGCCGCTTTAGAGACGCTATTCTTGTACTGCCATAATTGAGGAAAGTCTAATACAAGCCGCACTTTAGGTGAGTCCCAAATCAGGTCTAGTAAATGAAGACCGCCGTAAACTTTATTTGCACTCAATGCAGTTGGCGGGGTTATGCCAACAAAAACTAAATCATAATCTTTTAAATCTTTTTCAGTCCACTTAACACTTGGCGTGGACCACACCACTTCAGCTATTTCAGACATAGCAGTGGCAAGGGTGTTATAAAACCCTACATTTTTTGAAGGCTTGCAGTGGGACGAAGCCATTCCAGTAAATAATACTTTCATTTCTCTCCTTAGAAAAAAGCGAGGTGCCTTGAGGCACCCCGCTCAAATCTATTTAAAATGGCTCCTCGCCTGCGGCTACAGGTGATGCCGGCGCAGGGGCTGGCGCTGGAGCTGGAGCTGGAGCAGGCGCTGAAGCAGCGGGAGCTGCACTTTGTGCTGCAGCAGAAACTGGTGCCGCTTCTCCCTTGTGGTACTGAGTAATCTCGTTACTCTGGTTTCCGTTGTATGTACGGATTCCAACAGTTGCACGGAATGATCGGTTCATAAGAGCCTGCTCAATCTGTGCGTCAGTTGGGTTGCTACCAAAGAAGTCCTTGTTTAGTCCAAGGATTCCGGCCTTCATGAAAAACATGTTTAGTGCCTTTGGGTTCTCTGGTGAGATTACTAGGTTGTCCCAAACGCGCCTATTAGCGTGTGGTCCTCCTTGAACCTCTGTGGTCAACTTAAACATGGTCTTACCAGTCTGAGTTGTTGTTGCTTTAGCTTCAATAACCTTTAGCTCGTAGTCACCCTTTGGTAGTGGCTCATACGAGTTGTTAGTCTCTCCTGCTTCTTTGATTAGGTCATTCCAATTTACAGATGCCATTTTTATCTCCTAGCTTGCTTTCTTATTATTGGTTTCGGTTTTTGGCTCACCAAAGATCATGTCTAACATTCGCTCAACGCTAAGGTCTTGCTGTTCGACAATCGCTCCAAGACGACCCTGAACGCGCTCTCCAGCTTCATACTGACCAGTTCGCTCAACGTACATTCTTCGCGCTTTGTGAGGGGATTGTAGAGGATCCTCGTTAGGGAACTCCTCAATAGTGATAGCACCTAGAACATCATAAAAATATGGTGCCTGGGTTGCTAGCTGGCCCTGCAGGTAAGGACGATACACGCCATCCTGACCCTTACGTGCCATTGCGGTCAACACCACGGCCTCTAGAGCCTGTGTTGGGTGCATTGTAAGGTCACGAAGGTCACGAAGAAGTGCACCCATGTGGCGAAGTAGTTCGCCCCACTGTTGCATCTTCATTTGTTCGGTACCTGCAATGTTGTCCATGCACTTGACCTGGAGCTCTGAGATAGAGTCAATAATCAAGGACTTGAACTGGTGCTTACCTGACTGAAGCCACTGAAATGCCTTCAATACTGTGTCGTAGTCGCGTACTTGAACCACCACTGTGTCCCAAGTTCCGTCGGCTGCGGGCGGCTCCTCATTCATCGGATCCCAATATTTAGGAACGATTGGGAGGAACCGGTGTCCGCCCTCAACGTCCAGCATGAGCCGAGGATAAGGAGCAGTGACTGCAAAAGTTGACTTACCAACTTTTGACTCTCCATATACCATCAAGGTAAGGGAGCGTTGCACGTTTGTAGTCATCACTCATTTCCTTTTGTCTCGTTGTAATAACCGTACGGGTCGGCGACCTCGAACGCATCACTAATTGCGGCCTCTGCAGCAGACCCATCGTCTACTAAAGGACAAATAGTGAAGAATTGGCACTTCCACTTACAATCACGGCTTGGCCTTGGGTATGCGTGCTTGTAGTGGCTCTCTCCGGCATCTAAAGCGTCACGGACGCGTAGCATGTCTTCAAGGGTTCCTTCTAGCCTTTGCCAGAAAGAACGTAGTGCAAACTGATTGTGTCGAACCTCTATTTGCTCGTAAAAAGGAGGCTTAGCGTAAGCTCCACGCTTTACCTTACGTAGCATGGTAAAGATTCCACCCTCTGAACGCTCACCATCTTGGTTCTGAGCCTCTTCGAGCGTCATGTAGGTAAGAATCTGCTCATTCATCTGAGCCGTAGCTCCAAAGTCAGCAAAAGAGCCACCTACAGTCTTAAAGTCACGGAACATACGAACGCCATCCAACTTGCGACGAACACGCATGTCAATCTTTCCCTGAAGCTCTACTCGGCCTTCCATCATTGGGCGGCTAATAACTTCTTCTGTGGAAATCATTTCAATTTCTTGGTCAATGCCTTCTATTTCTACCCATTCGAGGTAGCCCTCGAGCATTACACGGCCCAAGTCAGCTTCTGTTTCTAGTTTTGAAGTGTCGCGGTAATCTTTAGTTAGCTTGTCCATATCCTCTTTTACAAGGTCGGAGTGTGCTTCTAGAAGTGGCTGACCAGTGCTGTAGTATCGGTCAAGAGCTTCGTGAATCCTAGACCCAAGAGCTAATGCTCCTGTGTAGTCTTTTAATTTTGGTTGAAGCCTACGGTAGTAGGTAAACCACCAACGCCTTCGGCAATCCTTGAAGGTTTGGACTTCAGAGTTGGAAATTTTAACGGGCTTTACATCTGTCATTTTGTATTCTCAATTCCAGTTTGAATTATTTGCTTCAGTTGTTCTTTATCACGAACGATTTGTTCGAAGTTATCGGCTTTAGTGTCAAGAGCACCTATCACCCTTTCTTCTATGGAACCTTCTGTTACATAGTCTGTAATCAACACAGAGTCGTGAATTTCAGAACCGATTCTGTGAACCCTGTCTAAAGCCTGTTTGTAGTTGACTAGAGACCAAGGTCTTTGAAGCATAACAAGCCGGCGTGCTGCTGTCAAGGTAATACCGACACCTCCTGCGGCGTCTGTAAATAGAATCCACTTGATTCTTCCGTTTTGGAAGTCGTCTACTGCTTTTTGGCGGTCAGCTTCATCAACAGCCCCTGTAATCATCCCGTGAGCAATGCCTTCTTTTTCTAGCCTTGCACTCAGAATTTCTAGCAACTGCCTAGAAACTGCACAGACTGCTACAGAATCCTCTCCAAAGTCTCCACTCTTGATGTCGTCTATCAAGGCATCAACTTTGCAAGAAGGCTCGGATAGCAATACTTTTTCGTCGCCAGTCGCTTCGTCTACAGTTACAGTTGCATAAGCACTCGCAAACTGAAGCAACCTAAGCGTCTGCACCAGTGGGTCAGGAGCCACAACAACCTCGCCGTCAGATCCGATAGAGCCCTCGTTATCTAGTAAGGTAATCATATTTTCTGACATCTGCTTATAAGCCTTGAGCTGCTTAGCGCCCATCTCCAGGTCCCTGCGGTCACTTAGAACCTCTGGCAACCAAGGAAGCACCTTAGCTTTCAGCATCCTACGCATACGCGGGTTAATGCCGTCATAAAACTCTTTTTCCATTTCTGGTTTCAGGCCTAAAACCATCATTCCACCAAAGGCATTGAGCATTGTGTTTACAAAACGGTCGATCCATTTGGTCTTACTGGGCCACTCGGTAGGTTTTAGCCAGTGCAATATAGGCCAAAGATCAACTACGTCGTTTGCAATTGGGGTACCAGTAAGGGCATACCTAATGTCTGCACCCTTAGATGCAGCCCATAGGGCCCTTGTTTGCTTGGACTTAGGATCTTTTGAACGGTGAATCTCGTCAGCTACTACAGCTTTAAAATCAATACCGTTCAGCTCCCTCAGGTGCGTCTCACAGCGTCCTTCAGTAACCTTCGAGTCATGGCCCCCGCAAGCTACGCAACGCGCCAGAGCGATTGACCCATAGCCTTCTAGACGCGAATGCGAACGGAGAGACTCCCAATTGATAATAAATACTTGGCTTTCTTCTTCAAACAGAGCACGCCTCTTTGTGGCAGACCCTTTAATAATGGTGGTGTCTAGATCAGGCCACCACTTTTCAAACTCTCTAGCCCAGTTGCTTTTAAGTGTGTTTGGGCAGACAATAAGTATAGGGAAAACATCTTCGCCTTTATCATGAAGCTTTTTTAAGGCTCTGATAGCCTGGGCAGTTTTTCCTAACCCTGGTTCATCCGCAAGCAGTGCTTGTCTAGACGTTGCTAAAAAGCTAACTCCGGCTTTCTGGTGGGGAAATAGGTCCTGGTTGTCGGTATCTTCTAATTCTTCAACTTCTCTTAGTTGTAAAGAAGGAGCTATTCTGTTATTTTTCTCATTTACAGCCCACTCTTTAAGCTGTTCGCCTAGTTCTAGTTGGTCACCGAACTGAGACCTAAGAGATAGAGCGCCTGCCCAAGAAAGCGGGATTCGCCAAATTTTTTCTTTAGAGTCCCAAGCTGCACCTGGAAGTGCTCTACAAACCTCTTTGTAGCGGTACTCAGCATAAATGTTTATGTGAGTTTGCTCTTGATTGAGCTCTACACGTATCGTCATTTTCCGTCCATTCGTTTGCTACTTAATCATATTATCATAAAAAAATGTCTTTTACAATTATTTTTGATAATTAACTATCTTCTAGCAATGATACAGGCTTCCAGCCAGTTTTTACGAATCTAAGTAGGGCGTGTCGCACAGCATCTAAAGCGTGACCTTCACCGCCTTTGTGCCAATAACCTAGTTTTTTAAGCGCTGGGTTAGGAAAAATAGCTTTTGCATCAGCAGGTGACTGCAAAATTATTTCGTCAGTGCTTCTGCCAACATCTATTAGGCACTGTTTAAGGATCCCGATTTGCTCTAAAGAGAAAGGAGCTTGGCTATTTCTAACAGTCTGAGCGTTAATTGTAAAGCGCTCGCAGACTACTTCAACAGAGTCTTTGTATAGGCTTAAAACCTCTCTTACAGGCTCTGCAAACTCTTCTTGTTGTAACTCTTTAGACCACTCTAAAATTGGCTCAGAATCGCTCTCAAGGCTGAATAAAGCCACACCAGTGGCCTTACCTGGATCAACTGCAAGCACGTATCTAGTCATTAGTACTTAGACCCCCAGTTTTCTAAAGGACCGTCAGCATCCGCTGTGAGTGGCACTTGCCATCCGTCTGTAGTTGTCATAGCTCTTTTCACAATCTGTTTTATTTCTTCTGCATCTTCTTTTGGTGCATTAAGCACAATCTCATCATGAACTGGCACAATTAGCAACTCTGTTAAATCTTCTTGATCCAACTTAACAAGGTTGGATTTAAATACTTCTGCTGCTCCACCTTGAATCATGTAGTTGACAAGTGTGTATACGCGGTCAGTGTCACAAGGAATACGTCTTCCAGTCCAAGTGTGTACGTATCCTTGGCCTTCGGCTATCTCTCTACGCTTACCAACATCTTCAACTTGCTTTTGAAACAGCTGCATACCAGGAAACCTTTTATCAAACTCACCTGAAACTGCTCGCATTTGTTCTTCTGGTACACCTGCGGTTAGAGCCTGTTTAGCAACACCGGCACCATATAGACGCCCGTACACAACGCCCTTAATCAAAGCACGGCGTTTATCGGATTTTTGCATAGAAGGGTCTTGATATATCTCACGGCCAATTTCGGTAAATGGGTCAGAACCAGTCTGATCGGCAAGATTGAACATTTGGATTAGATTGGCATCTTTTGACAAGGATGCAAACATACGAAATTCGACCTGGTCAAGGTCAGAGGTAATAATTACGTGGTCGTCGTCTTTAGGCAAAAATGCTCGTCTGACAGTATCATCGCCTTTTGGCAGAGTTTGCAAGGCAGGGTTTTGAATAGACATACGGCCAGTTCTAGCCCCCATGGTCTTAACCGAAGGATGTACAAAACCGTCCGTATTGTCATTTATAAAGTTTAAGAAGTAAGTATTTGCCAACTTATCTGCTTTACGCTGTTTCAGCATTACCTCGGCTAATTGCTTAATTGGCTCTGTGCCGTTAATAGTGAAGTATTTAAGCTGGTCTTTAGAAAGAGATGCCTGACCGCTCGGGGTTCTTTCCTCGATATGTCCACCAAGTACGTCTTGGAACACTCTAATCATTTGAGCGTTACTGGTGACAGATGAGTCGTAGTTTTCTTTTACCCACTTTTTTACTTCAGAAGTGTAGTCAATTAGTTCGTTGTATTTCTTTTGAGAATAGTCAAGATCTAGTCGAGCGCCGTTTATTTCCATACGAGTCACAACGCGTCGCGTGTTCATTTCTAGCTCGTATGCGTAGTGGTAGGGCGTTCCTGGAGCGACTTGAGGATAAAACTTATTCCAGAGACGCATCGTAAGTACAGGGTCTAAAGCACCATAAGCCCAATAAGGCTCGTACTCTATGGGAACAGTTCCCCAGCTCCAGCCGTTTTTAGCAAGTCCAGCACCAAGCTCCTCTTGCAGCATGGCGGCATAAGGGTCAATGTGTTGAGCAGTTAAAGTCTTTAGTGCACCAGAACCTAGCGGATCTAACAGTTGAGCCATAATCATGGTGTCGTGGACTCTGTGCCAAGGTATTGACCACTTTGATTGTTGCTCAAACCACTTAGCCTCAAAGGCAACATTGTGACAAACAACAGGCCCGTCAAATTTTTTCATGCCCTCGTAGAAAATTCCAGCCCAATCGTCCCAGGGGATGGACCAGCCCGTCATACTGTCGCCAACCTGCACAAGGCGCAATCGACCATGCCAAGGAGATAAAGCGTCATTGCGTGGGCGACCAGGCAATTCACCAGTTTCGGTGTCAATTGCCAGCGCATTGTAGGGACGTCTTTCGCCTAGCCAGTTTAAAAACTCTAAAGCTTTATCTAAACTGTCAACTAGCTCAAAACGGACCCCTTCGAGTCCTGTCATATCGTCTTTTCGTAAAGTTAGTTGTTATGGAATTATTTCGTAATTATATACTTCTGCAATTTCCATGTCAACTTTAGCAGCATCTTGTAGCAGACGCTGCGCGACACTCGTAAGATATCTAGCACCATTGTCGTCATACTTGTATAGTGCCTCAACTACAGCTTCAGGTGTGTCGCTAACCTGAGCCCAGTGGCGGTATTTTTCAGGGAATACCAAGTCGAGGCTTGTTTCTGGGTTACATTGCTCGCATGGTACGGCATTGTCTAGCAAGTTGTAGTTGGCAGACTCGGTCAGCTTGTACTTAGACACAAGATAGCAAGCAGCTCCGTGAAAGATTAAAGAGACGCCGATACGCGAAAGAATTAGAGAACCGCTTTCGGTTCTATATAGCTCAAACTCTATCCAACGGTAAGCGCCCCTACGCTCAGAGGTAGACTTAGCTAGTAGGGTACCGTTGAATTGAAGTTCTCTGTCTCCGTCTTTTACTGAATACATTAGTTGTTGCCTTCTAGTGCTTCTAGTCTAGCCTCTAATTCATCGTTCTTAGCAGACAGTTCTTTTACCGACTTTATTAAAGCTGGGATTAATTCCTTTATTTCAAACCCTAAAATAGGGTCTCCACCTTCTTCTATATACTCATCAAAAATCTTTGAAGGTCCTTGTTCATATACAATACTTGAAGATTCTTCTGCACCGTGCTTTACTAAAGACTCCCTAACTTCTTGAGCAATTAGACCATAGTTAGTCAGGCCACCCATTTCTTCAATTTTCCAATTAAACTTAACCGGCTTTAAATCATTTATAAAATTCAGACCTAAACTTGTCTCTTCTATATTTTCTTTCAATCTTATATCTGACGTAGACCTATATAAAGTTCCACTTGAAAATGCCCGAACATCAGCGGTACTGTTACCCGATAAATCTTCAATTCTAAATGATTTTGTTGATCCTCTAAAAATATATTCAGGCCCAGAGACACTGCCGGCGCTAAATGTCATCCCTTCATTTAACGTTATAAAAGAAGAATTAGTGCTGCTAATAAAACTACCGTTAGTCCCTCTTACAAGTGTCTGGTTGTTATCGCAAACTACGCTGCTTACGGTGCTGCCTGACCTAAGTGTAGCTACACTAGAAGAAGTAGTAACAGATGCAGGAGAGCTACCAGATCCCTTTAACCTAGCGCCAAGGCCATATCCTTCTAAAATTCCTTCTAGGTTTCCGCTATCATAAAACTCTAATTGATTATTCGAGCCATTCATTTGAACTCTGTTGCCGCCGCCCGAAGTTCTGATTGTGCCACCTGAAATAATTCCGCTTACACTCATCGTGCCAGTCACTTCGACATTGTCTAGATATGAGCGTCCATCTGTGTAGAATCTAAATGCAGAGTTGGCAATACCTCCACCTGAATTTGTAAACGCTACAATTCCTCTAGGACCAAGATTGTCATTACCTCTGAGCTCTATTCGACCTAAGTTAGGGTTGGGGTCTTGAATAATCATGTTGCTGGCTAAAGCTAGAGTTGCTGAAAATTTATCTGCTGTAATTGTTTGTGCGCTAATCTCATTTGCAGTAATAGCATTAGCTACTATTCGATCAGCACTAATACTTCTTGCCTCGATTTTTTCTGCAGTAATAGAACCAGCAAAGATTTTGCTTGCAGTGACAGCATTGGCGTCAATGTTTCCAGCCTTTATTTCGCCAGCTTGAATATTGTTTGAAGTAATCGCATCAGCACCGATTTTTCCGGCAATAATAGCTCCAGCTGCAATTTCATTAGCACCAATAGCCTCGGCAGATATCGCATCCTGAGTAATCACATCAGGTCCCAGTAGGGAGGCCGCGTTAATAGATCCGTCCGCAAGAGACCCTGCAGGAACAACCTGACCATTAAAAGGCCATGTATTTAAAGTGTCCTCAATTAAATCTGTATCTACCAAAGCTTTTGGCACAACCGACACTACCCCAGAAAAGGGACCTTCCGCACCAGCAGTGTCTATAGCAGTTATTTTAATAAAATATGTGTTGCTGTACTCGAGATCTGTTAGAACAGCAAATGTGTTTTGACTTGAGAAATATGTAGCATCTGCAACAGCATTAAAGTCAATGTTGTTTAAAGAAAGATATACTCTCATTTTTGCTGTGTCGGCAGGTGCAGGAGCAAAAGTGTTAGATCCTGTTGAAAGTAAATTATCCCATGTAACCGTTACGGTTCCCAGTCTTGTAGTGACATCAGGGTCAGTTGGCGGATATATGCCAATATCACCACCAGTACTCACATCAGTTGTGTGAGTAGCCTCTACTGGTTCAGAAAATAAGTTGCCACTGTCGTAAGCTTCTACCTTAAAGTAATATGTCTCTCCCTGCTGTAGTGCCGCTTGAGGACCAAGTGTGTAACTAGAAATAGTGGGCTCGTCAAGTTTTTCATACGCCCAGTCGTCACTAGGGCTTAGCCTCCACCCAATTCTGTATCCAAGCAAATCCGTCAAAGGTTCGCCCGACTCGCTGTCAATAGGAGGATCCCAAGATAAAGTTACTGCTGAATAAGTTCTAAATCCTGTTGTTTCATTTCCTGATTTAGGTTCATCAGTGATTTCAAGTTCAGTTGGCGGTGAAGGAGGATCACCGTCATCAATTTCAAAATCGGTAGCAGAATAATCTACCCAACGGACGCCGTCCCAAACATAAATTGTGTTTGTTGAACTGTCAGACCAAGTAGAGCCCACAGGCAAGTGGTTTCTTGCTACAGGATATACGTAAAAATCATTAGATGGAGTTACCTCTCCAGTTGGAGTGTCTACACCAGCAAATAGTTCGTACTCAATTGTATTATCTGTTACAGCAGTAATCTTGAAAAGGCCGTCTGGGTCATATGCAATAGAGTTTTCTGCAAATATGTCAACAAAAATAACATCGTCGACTTTGAACTTGTGATTAGCATTCATAGTTAACGTAACTGTAGAACCAGTAATTGAAAATGAGTCTACAAGTCTTTTCGTTTGCAGCCTATACCTTGTTGTCCAACTAGCAGGTGCAGCGGTATCAGGACGTACAGAATATTCGTTAGTGATTACAACACCTGCAAGTTGATCATTTTCTGGGTCGTGCTTCCAAGAAGCCCTGTCGTCCCAGGGTGGCGTATCTGTGTTTTTAACCTCAAAAACTCCAGAAACATCAATATCTACAGTAGAAGTACCGTGAATACCGCTTATCTCTAAGTTTCCACCTTCAAATAAAGACAAATCAGCTTCTAAATAAATAGAAACTCTGTCTTCTGATCCACCTGTAACTTTTCTAGGATAGTAATAAGCGTCTTGAATTATTCTAAATTGATTAGGAGCAGAGTCGCTAACTACGTTCGTCGGTGAAAGTAGGTCTTCTCCACTGACCACCGCGGCCTCTACCTGCCCAGACGTTAAAAGATTTATAGGCCTAAGCTCGACCGAGCGTATTCTTTCATCTAACCTACTTACTAGACTAGTTAATTTTTTTCTACGTCTTCTAATCGACATTGAATGGTTTCCCGTCTACTATTTGAACACCGCTAATCGGTATAGAAGGCTCTGTAACAAGCTCAAGTTGAACACTTTCCGGGTAGCTAGGAGTGTTTGGAACCCGTACATCAAAAGAAATAATTTTCCTAACTAAAGCCCCGTTGTCAGTTCCGTAGTCTTGTTCTAAGTAACTACTTGCTCTTAAATTAACAAAATCATCATTCAAAATTACAGAACACCAATCTCCTGGATTGTAGCTCCCTACTTCTGGATTTGCTGAACCGTTTACAGTAATACTGAACGTGCTAATTGGCGGCACTGATTCTTCCAGCAATCTAGAGGCTTGACTAAACAAAGTTGTCTCTGAAGGACTGTCTAAATCTTCTACTAAATCAAGTATTGGCCAGTTTTGTCTAAGTAAATTGTGATTTGAAGCGGCAGAGTATGGTTGACTGGCGTCCGAGCTTAAGTTTTCGTCTCTTCCTTGAACAAAAAACCTAGTAGCTGAATCTTCAGCGTTTTCCTCAAATTGAGCTTGCAATACGTTACCAGGGAACTCGAATATTGTTTGATCAGCTCCATATGCACTGGCAGGTATTGCACCAGTAAAGCCGCTGCCCTGTTGCTCTAAATAATTAGTCAAGGATGCAGGGATGAGTGGTAAAAACTTCAAATAATTTTTAAAGGAATCTGAAGCTTCGTCGTACTCACAATCTACTCTATACTCAAAGCCGTTTGGCTTTGTAGTGTACTCCTCTAGCACCTCTGCAACAGTTTTCAGTTGAAAACCTCTAATTACCGGGTTTGCTTGCAAATTACCTGCAAAATCAGCAATCTGAGACAGGTCTATGCCAATATCACCTAAAGTTGTGTGCTCCCCAAAAGTCCCATAAGTTATTGCACCTCTACGTTTCACAGTAGGGGGGTAGGTAGTAGACGCAGTGTCAGTAGAGCTTTGAGCAATATTAGGACCCAAAATTACTGCTTTAAATTGAGTTGCAGACTCGGGTTCGCCAAATACAGTGTGGTAACCGTCAAAGGTTTCACTAACGTTCTCAATGTAAACAATGTCGCCTTCGTTAAGACTATGAGCGCTTGTCGTATTGAAAGTTGCGATGTTGCCGGCCCTAAAAAAGCTTGCAACTGTAGAAGTAAAATCCGACAAGGAAGTACTAGATACGTTGGAGCCTTCGTTTGCATAAGTAAAGGTGTAGTCATCTATAATGTCTTGCACTATTGCTTCCGGGTCGTCAAAGTCACTGTCTACTTCAATGTTTGAAATTTTAACTTTTTGACCAGAGACCAGCTCTTGCTTTTTTAAACTAACTACTCTTGCCACATTAGAGGATCTACTTATAGAGTCGATTTCATTAAATAAATCTATGCCTGGTTTAATAGCATCATTAGCAAAGTCAAAATCGAATAGGTCCGTTTCTAGCTCTCTCAGAAGGTCTTTAGCAAAATTGTATGTATCTTGCCTAGTTTCTACAGTCAGCAGTCCTTCTATAAGCTGGTCAGGTATTGTCACTTCATTGCCACTGGCATTCACATACGTGGCCGCAACTGTAATCTCAGACCTGTCGTCTTCTGTCAACCCAACTGTGTCGACCGTAAAGTATCCGTTATAGATAGAAAGATCTTGACCCCAGTAAATAAAAATAGATTCTCCGACACTAAAGTCGTATTGGCCAAAATCTAAACTAACAGTAGCCACTCCTGACTCGACAGAAACGGAAGCCTGGTACGAGCTATTCCAAGTCTTCCAAATTACTCGATGGGAAAAATAGCTAGTAAACTCTGAGCCTGATATAGTTACGACTCTATCTATTAAATCGTATGTCCTGGACCATATAATTCCACCCCAAACGCAAACACCATTACGAACAACATATAGAGACGTCTTACCTGGAAGAGTGTTTTCGTAAACGCTAAGATTAAACGTGTCAGCAGTTACAGGAATTTGTCCGCTAAAAGTCCCTGCTTCATTAAGAGAACGAGAATATGAAACTTCTTTAAAGGGGACTTCTACTAAAAGTTCGCCAGTCATAATATCGCAAAGGAAGTAGCGATACTCAATCGCTTCCGCCTCTTGTGAAACTAAACTATCTGCCATTACGTCATTACTTTCGTCTTTTTATTATTTTAGCACTTAGCCAATCCAGCCAGATCGATACAGGACCCTACAAGTGTAAGAACCTCCTGTATCACCTGAAACTGAAAACTCTATAGTGTTATCGCCTGGATCTAGATAAATCCAAGAAACCAATGTAGCTAACCTAGCCCTACCGTTCAATACTGAACTAGATGTTACCGAAAGTGCTTCTCTGTTATACGTATCTATTTCCAATGTTTCGCCAGAAGGAATAGTGTCAATAACATTGAGAACCTCCGAACGCGTTGTATTTGTAATAATTATTGGACTTCCGGTAGTGCCAGTCATTGTTCCCTGTAGTTGGATAACAACGGGTACTTTTATGTTTCCATTATTTGTAATGGTGGCGGTGCCGCCATTGTTTATATCTACGTTGTTGTATGCATTAGTGGTGTTGTTTGTAGGGTCAGAGTCATCGTCAATCCACTCGTACTTAATTGGATTTGCGGCTTTTAGACCAATTGAGAAATTCAATCTTCCTCTAGCGGAAACAGAGACAATTTCTGGTCTTCCACTCAAACGAACAAAAGCTGCTTTAGCAGGTGTCTCTTTGACCACTAACCAAGCGCCTTCGTATATAAGATTTATAGCATTAATTAATTTTTGTCGAGCAGCCTCTGAGTTGCTAGGGTCCTGAACAAGCACAGATCCGCTCAGTGTCATAATCCTAGCTGCATATCTACCAACTGCGTCATATGAACCATCACCCCAACCGCGAGGTAAGTTTGGTAGTTCCGGGTCAGGCAAATTCCACCAGCCATCAATGTCGGTTACTACCCAAACATTATCGTTTTCGTCAATAGTGTTTAACTGTAGACTGCCCAGACTTACATCTGCATTTAATTTAAGGCCAGAAATGTACGGCTCTGGAAGGCTAGTTAAAGCCCTATTAACAATCCTATTTTCTTCAGACTGTTCAGGAGCGCTAATATTCTCTACGTCTTCGTAGTAAACCATTAAATTGACCCTCTTCTAATATCAAAAGCAATTTTTCTAGAGACTAGTTCTGCTAGCTCTCTTTCATCCATACCTCGAGAAGCGTTAACGGTCACAGAAACATTTGGCTTCATGGAAACGTTCCTATTGTCATTAATCATCTCAAGTAGTTGCCTGTTTTCGCGAGTAGCCCTTGAATTAACTACAAACTCTCCGTTAGACAGCAGTGCAGGTATTGAGTCTGACCTACCTGTGCCTGGACCTGAGATAAATCCACCATCCTTATTGGCTATCGGATTTTCTGATGCTGGCCCATATCTCCTATTTGCAACTTCCGGGTCGGTAAATCTAGAATAAGGTAAAACTTCTATGTACATCGCTCTTGAGCGTTTAAGTGCTTCTTCTACTGATAAAAATGCTTGCTCTACCTCTTCGTCTGTTATTTTTTTAATAGTTGTTTCAACTTCATAGTCATTGCCGAGGAGTGCGTCTGCCAAGTTATCAGCAGCTTCTTCTGTGAGCCCTAACTCTTCTGCTTGTCTTTCCAGTTCTTCTCTTGCTGCTTTAAAATCTTCCCTAAGCTGGTCTTCGCTTCCGCTAAGTTCGTAGTTTGACTCTGCCTTATCGACAAGAGTTTGGACTAGATTATCAAATTCCTTTTCTAAATTACGTCCACTATCAGTTGTTCTATCAAAACCTGTTCTTGTATCATTTAAAGCACCGTCTAAGCTTCCCTCTTCTTCAACTAACTCGGTAACTGCATCTTTTAATCTATCCTTTTGAGCCTCTAACTGCCTTGCAGCTGCTCTAGCGTCTAAAGTTTCGCTTCCGAAATTAAATAGTGCATCCTCTAAATCTCTTACTCTTTCTTCTGACTCTCTTGCTGCTTCCTTAACACCTTCAAGAGCTTCTATATACGGGTTAGCGGCGTCTCCTGCAGTTACAAAGTAGTCACCACCATCTTGAAGTGCAATGTTGAGAAGTTCTTGATCAGTACCTGCTAGTCCCGCAGCATTTGCTTGCCTTTCCAGCTCATCCCTGAAGTCTGGCATGGTGTCTAGTAAAGCTAGTGCCTCTTTGTCCGAAAGATTGAGTTCGTTGGCCATACTCTTAAAGGCCTCGGTAGCAGCGGGAAGATCCCTTTCAGCTTGCCCGGCTAAAGCTACCCCAACCTCTTCTAGTTGATTTTCAAACTCTCTCATGTCTCTTGCAACAGGGTTCCAAGGTAGAGAAGATATGATAGGAGCTAAGTCCTCGAATGTACGAACATCTTCAAATCTATCGCTAACAGCTTGCAGAGCCTCTTTAAATGTGCCAGCAGATAGGGCAGCTCCGTCAAATGCAATTCCTAGAGGCCTAACAAAAAGCCCACTTTGATCAGCAATTGCAAGCTCTCCAGATATGCCCGATAGTGCCGTTTTTAATACTTCAGCACCGGTTTTGCCAGCGTTAAACATACCTGTTAATTCGTCACTAGCAACAGGAGCCTTACTAATCACATCATTGTTTATTTTATCCATCAAGATAGTTATACCAGTAACTGCAGCTGCAGCAAGACCTACAAAAGGTATAGAACGTATAGCGACAGAAGCAACTCTAGCCGCTACCGTTGTCGAAGCAAGGCCTGCTTGTATACCAGCTAAACCTGCAGTAATAGACTGCCCAAAACCTACTAAAGCTAGAGTAAAAAAGTTTATAGTTTTAAATACAGTACCGGCAGCAAGACCTATAGCAAACAAAACACCAGCAAAGTTTACAAAGTCAGCAATAAGCTCATTTTCTAACAAATCAGCTACTGCTCGCGTACCTGTCTCAAGGATTTCAAAGAACATAACAGCAGCAGAGCTGTCAGCAAACACTGCAATGATTTCTAACAGATTAGAAACAAGGTCTGCAAAAATTGGAGAAACTTTAATTGCTTCTTCAACTATTGTCCCAAATGAGTCTGCGGCCCCCATAAAGTTACGAGCAGCTTCTCTAATTTCTGGCATATCAGAAAGTTTTCCAAACTCAGAAATGAATGCGCCAATAGATTGTAGTACCGCAACCGAGTTCAAGGCGGTCTCTGCCATATACTCTCTAAAGCCGGATTCTCCAACGGTTTCTCTAAGGTCTTGCCAACCTTGAGTGGCATCTTTTAGCCAGTCAAGAAGAATCTGACCGCCACTTTCTTCAGAAAAACTGTCTCTAATTAAGTCATTAAAGAATCCACCAATGTTCCCTAGTATTTCACCGAAGTCGGCTGCAAGATCTCCGGCTCTTTTGAAAAAACTTTCTAGGTCGCCAGATGCCTGACGCGTATCTAAAAACTCAGCGAAAGTACCAGTTTTTGATTCAAGAAAATTCAAAAATCTTCTAGTAGTAGAATCAGATGCCTCAGTGATGCTTAAGAAAGAGTCAAAAACGTTACCTACAATTGTTCCAAAGCTTGCAAGAGTGTCTTTAATGTTTACAAAAATAGTGTCTAACTCTTGTAAGTTCTCACGTTCTACTAAGAAATCAGTAAAATTAGTTACTAATAACCCAAGGCCAATTGCAGATTGCTGGATGCCTTCTCGCAAAACTCCAAAGAACGAGCCAACATCCGGCTCAACCGCAATTAACCTTTCAATTTGAGTCTGCAGAATTGGCAAAAAGCTATTAGCCGAGGCTGCTTTTAAATCATCTAAGACTGGTTGTAAAGTTCTTAAAAAGTCGACAAATCTCTGCTGAGAAGGCAGCAGGTCATCGTATGCAGATTGAGCAGCAGCACCACCACCGCCGCCGCCACTAAAGTCTGGATTAGCAAGCTCGTCTTGTAGGTCGCCTGCTCTATCTTTGGCTCTTCTAAAAGCTAAATCGGCTTCCCTTAGGTCAAGCTCTGCTTGCCTGCGAATCATAGAGTTAGGGGCTAAGTCTTGAACTCTTAAAAGATTGTTTCTAGCGTTTTCTAAATTAAGCGCGGCTTGATCTTCAGAAAGTGAAGCTTGCTCTGCTTCAAATCTAAGCTGTTGTAGCTCTTCTCGAACATCTACTAGGGTTCCGCCAAAGGAGGACCCTCCTTGCTCGGCTTCTTGGAGGGCTGCACCAATACCGCCTAAACCAAGTCGAGCTGCGGCTAGTCCGGCAGGAAAAGCAGCCACCACACCGCTTAGGGCTCCTAGTGATGCAGCCGCACCTCCAGCCGCACCAACTAAGGAACCCAAACTGACTACAACTGAGCTAATAGCTCCGCCCAAAGAACCAATTACGCCCTGAAAAACAAACCCAGCGCGGGAAAGGGCTTGTAGCTTTAATCTAGCAGCTGCTGCTTCTTGACTAAAACCTTTATCAAGGCTTCGGCCCATATCTTTTCCGGCTTTTTCGACCGAACCGCTAAGTCCTCTTAGGCCTCGCTCGATATCAGGCTTAACCTGAGTAGTGATGGCGCGTACGACAATTTTGGCTTCGCCGACTACTGCCATTTATCGCGCCTTTCTCTTACAGAGGTTCGTCTAAAACTGAACCAAACGGGTTCATAGCTTCTGGATCAAAATCCGTTGGTGGTACATAAGGTTTTGTACCGTCCGGCGAATTTTGCTCCGCTTCATCTTCTTTAATAGAGTATTTATATTCACTGTCATAAAAAACTCTATAAATTTTTGACCTTGATCGACTAACAATCAAAGCATGATCCTGGGAGACAAATCGGTTATCCTCTTCGAAAAAGTAATGAAGAACATCTAAAGTATGCTCCGCATCCATTTCTCTTAAATTTACACCGAGTGTTATTGCCTTTCCGTTTACATAGGGCCAGAGGTCAATCGCCCAGGTTAAGAGTCCTCTGGCTGCTGATTTGGGCGGCCAGTGTACTCCGACATTAGCCATGCAACAATTTCACTCAAAGTTTCAACTGTTACGATCTTTTTCTTATCTTTAAGCAAAGCCTGGAATCTTTCGTTTGATTCCTCTTCCAATACATTTTCAAAAAACTCGGTAATAATTTCTAAGTTTCTACTTGTGCTTGTTTCATCTCCAGCTCCAGAAATAAGGTCAATTAAAAACTTACCTTGGACTGCAGGTGTACACAGAAACTCTTCATCATAAAGTTTAAATGAGAGCTCTTGTGCTTCTTCGGGCTTATAACTACCAGATCCGAAATCTTTAAAACGTGTCATTTCTCGTTCTTTCTATTTGTCTTTAGAGGCAATTTGCCTAATTAAATTATACACTCTATGAAAAACCCTTAAAGCTACTTGAGCTAAAACTTAAAGTGGTATAGCTGCGAACTAAGGAATCTGTTGGGTCTAGTACCTGGATGATTAACTTCAGGCGTTCTAATAACTCTTGAACCTTTTGAAAAAACTAAAACTCCATCATTTTTTGCTTTAATAGTGTGCGGCCTTGTTCCCTCATGGTGCGCCAAAGCGTAACTTACCTTAGATCCAATAGTTATATACTGACCAGTGACATTACCTAAATGACGTTTGTATATAGAAGCCTTAAGCTTTCCTGTTTTAAAACCGACCCTATTTTGAGCACCTCTTTTAGCCCGTTCAGCTCTCCTATCAAGCTCTCTCCAGAGAGGACCAGCCTGGGTGTTTAAGTACGGCAGCAATACGCTATCGTATATGTTTACGCTGGTTAAAGTGTAATTTAAAGTTTGACCAATTAAAGAGCCGCCATAATTTACCCTACTAGAGCCAGACCTACCAATTTTTCTAAAAGCCCTACTAGCTCGACGGCCATAATAGATTATCGGGCTGTCTTTAATTAATCCATATGCTGGCATTATGGAACTGCCATCGTTATTGTCAGATTTGTGGTCTGAAAACCGCCTTCAGGAGAAGCAGACTCTAAAGTAGCAATTACTCCCACTCCATAACCAGTTTCGTCCCACTGGTCTAGTTGATTTATAGACTCCATTAATACCCATGAGTCAATTGCCATCATTTCTGATGCTGATTGAATTTTCTCAGGTGTGGGTGGACGACCATTTTGACCTACAATTGGAGTTTCTCTACTAATTTGAACAGTGACAGTTGCACTCCTAGGTACATTACACCTCTGAGGCTCACCAATTTGAGAACCTGGGGCTCCTAAATACATTTGCTCGAAATACACTACTAATTGTTCGCAATCAATAGCGGGCTGTCCCATCGCCCAATATTTGCGAGCGGGAAGCTCCACGTTGTATGATTGAAATACAGAGCTAACTCGCTCTAGTATGCCTTCCATCATATCTCTGAGATTGGTTGCATCCTCAGAGACTCCAGATAAATCAATTTGAGTCGTCATTTAATATCCTTTATTAGAGTTATTACTCGGCTGAAGTGTTTCCCTCTACAGCTTCTTCTTCAACATTAGGCTCAGGTGTTGGCTCTGGCTCTACGGGTGTAGTCACTACAGGCTCTGGCTTTGGCTGGGGCTTTTTAGGAGCAGCTGCTTTCTTTACTGGCTTTTTTGCGCCAGGCATGTCACCAGAAGTGAAGTTTGTCATAATTTCTGCCATTGTGGTTTCTTTCTACTAGTTGTACATTTTGACCTGGAGGTTTCCAGATGCAATTTCCGCGATGCTCTCTATGCCGTTTTCATCTTTTGTTGCATAAAGAGTCCACGTTCCTGGATCAACCATGCCTAAAGCAGTGTTGACTTTATCGTAAGGTGCTTCAAAGCTAACTGTCTGTGCTCCCTGATCAACTGTTATGTCCGATTGAGACAAATCGATTGGCTTAGAGCCACCGTAATTTCTTAAAGTTACTTTTGGAGTCCAACCCGTGTCTGGAAAAAAATTGCTTAGGTCTAAACTTGTAATTCCAGAAGAACTCCAAGTAGCGGCCCCTCCAAGCGTAGAGACTATGTCAAAATCTGCATTAGTGGTAAGTTCTGGTGATTTTGGAGAGTATCTGCGGGCACGCGGTCTGTCGACTGAAAATACTTTTGATCTGCGACGTGAATTGTCTGGGTTAACAACTTTTAAGAAAAGGTCAATTTCGTAAAGTCCAGTGCGAAGCTCGTCAATAAATTCTTGATTGTCAAGGATTGTGTAAGAAACGCCCTGACGCGAGACAGAAGTTACACGCTGCGGAAGCTCGCACTCTTCATCTCCGGCCCAAAGTCTTGCAAACTCGATTGCAAGTTTACGAGCGGCCATTTTCCCTGCGGCGGGGACAGGCAGTCCATAAGAGTAAGTTACTTCAGTGTTACACGGAGTCCATGGAGTTCCAGCTCTAACGTGTAGCGTCGATTTTTCAACAAGGTAGTAATTGCTAGGATCAATGACTTCACCTAAACGATTACGAACTGCATGGACTTTAGTTACTGGTCGTCCACGGAGTTTAATTCTTGAGTCCGGCGAGAGACCGTCTGAAGTAAGCTCTGAATATTCGTCGTAGTCAGAAGCCGGAATGTTGTAGACGTCTCCACCAAAAAGAACAGGGCTATTGGTTTTTTCAGAGGGCCCCATGCGGTTATTTCTTAAAGTACATGTGTAACGCTCGGTTACAGTTGTAACCCCCGTGTACTTGCGACCAGACATTGCCCAGAGTAGGTTTGACGCAACCTGAGCCGCTTCTTCAGTGTACTCGGTGTAGGCATAATCTCCCATTTCTTCAGGGAGAATCCAAAGGTTGCTAGTCATTTTTACCTCTTAAATAATTCTAACGGGTGACGACCCATGCTATTTGCACAGATCGCCACCCGTCGAATCAGCTGTTAGCTAGGGTTTTCGTTTGAACCAATGATGTAGTCAATGGCCTGATCTTCTCTGTAGTCAACGCTTCCAGGTACGTTGTATGTGCTGCCACCAACATCAAGCGATGTGGTTGCAACTGGAGCTGGGTGACTTTCAGTAACACTGTTGGTAGCAATTACTTGAGCACCTTTAGATACACTGAAACTGGAAATGTCAGCTGTGATAGAAGTGTTCAAGTAGCTTACAGTGTTTCCAGAAATTGCACTCACTGTCTTATCTCCGTTGAATAGGTTTCCAACGTTTTTCACCGTAATTACATCGCCAACCTCAATTGCAGGGGGTGCGCTAAAGGTTAGAGTTGCAGTAGTGTCAGTTACTGTTGCAGCTGCGCTGTTAACCGTGATGGTTGACGGCTCTAGTGAAGTAGCTGAGGTAAAGATAACCTGGTCGGTTGCATTGTCGGTCCAGGTGTAGAATCCGTTTAGACCAGTTGGTGCATAGTCTGTACGTGCGTAAGCGTATGGACGCTCTGCAGCAATTGGGAATTCCCAACGTCCGTCTAGACCTGACTTAAAGTTAGCATTTCCTAGGCCGTAACCCTCAAAGGTGTTGGCTAGTAGGCCGTTCTCAATTACACGGTCACCACTCTGACGCATCTTCACAAATGGGAATACCCAGTGGAAGTATGGAAGAACTCCAGCCTTCTTACCGTCCTTGATAGCGTGTGACCATGCCTCAACTGCAACACCGTTACCGGCTGGATCATCACCAACACCAGGAGCAGCCCAACCAACAGATTTGTTGTTTGGGTCATTTTCGGTTCCCAGGTTCTTGCGAAGAAGCAGTCCACCTGACAGCAAAGCTGAAATTTCTGGATCTGGCTCGCAAATAGCAAGCTCCATTGTGATTCTCTTTAGAGTGTCGGGAGCCTTGTATGTAACACATACAATACCGTTAGCGCCCTTTTCTGTAATTTCGTCACCCTCTTCATACTCTGGGGTGAAGGAAATCCTCATAAAGGCAGATGTTGTGTAACTATCATCTGGGCCCGTCATAAGGTTTCCAGCAGCATCTAGGCGGGTGACACGGATTGACACACCCTGAATGCTGGCTGCATATTCTTGAGTAGCCATTTAGCTATTCTCCTTTGGTTTCTCGTTATGCCGACAGATCGACTCTGGCGGCTAGGTGGATGGATGTGTCAAAGTGAACCGAAGCAGTTCGGAACGCTTTGATACGCATGTCATTTGCATTTCCCGACACATCGTAGCCCTGGGCTAGACTGTCGTTTACAACCTCTGAAGCACCCAGGTGTACTGATACTGTTCCAGTGGCGTAAATCCATTTATTGATGTCGCTGGCGCTTGTGCCGTCGTCACCTACGGGTCCGTCTCCGGTGAATCCGGAACCAATGACAACTTTTGAACCAAGAATGGTTATAAATGATTCTTTCTCTTTGCTGTACTTAATTTTTGTATCTAATAAAGAAGCGACATCAGCAGTCATGTGAATAATTGGTTGCTCGCCAAGAGGGGAGCGCCTACGAGCGTCGTGCTCAACCAAAGCAAGAGCTCTGTCCACTGACAAAGCGTTGCCTGAGTTCAAAGCAGTTACAGTAGAAGCGTCTCTCAGGTACGGGTTGCCAAGGCTCTCCGACTGAGTAACTGATCCAGTCCAAAGTTCGTTTTCAACAGCTTTTTGTGTAACAGCATCAAGCTGCTTAAGAACTCTGTCAAAACGATCTTGACCAATAATTCCAAAAGTAGAGTCTGTGTCTTCTACCTCAATAAAGAAAGGCTTTACTTCAATAAATCTTGCAGGCTTACCACTAGCAGAATAAATACTTTCCGAGCTGTTGTCGGTGTCGTCTAGGTTTTTTACAGCTGTTGGCTCAGCGTTAAATTCTTGTGAGTATCCTCGGACCCAGCGCTCTTGAGCAGGCGTTGCGTCGTAAGTTTCGGGCTTAATTGTGCTGAATAGGCCAGCTTTACTGGGGTTCAGTTCTGGTGCGGTAAAAACACCGTTTTCAAAAGCCATTTACAGGTCCTGTCCTAAATCTAAGTTTTTGGGTAGGGAGTGCCCGGGACCTAAGTCCCGAACACCCCCTCGAGCACTATTTTATTTTAGAGCTCAATTTCGGCAGCTGTTGCACCACCGGTTGTGTCGCGGAGAGCTGCTGCTACACCGTTGACACTAATGGTTGATGTCACCTTCAGTGACTCGACTCCAACGAACGCTACGTTCTCGAAGGTCTCAACGAACATCTTGTAATCGTTGGTTCCAACAAGTGAGCTGTCGCGGATGATACCTAGGTCTAGAGTTCCGCCATCCAAGAATAGGAAGCTTCCCTCTGCGAACAGATACCAGTCGAAGCTGTCTGCGAACTCGTTTAGAGCTCCAGAAGCCTGTGCACCGAATGGGTTTCCGTCCAAGGTTGGTACTAGGTCTACGTTAACGTTTGCTAGGTAACCGTTGATCTCTGACTGTGATACAGCCAAAGTTCCATCGCCTGGCATTGCCAAGGTCAAGTCCGCTGCCATCGCGTCGTATACCCATGATGGGATAACTGCCTTCAAGCGGGTGCTTGGGTCTAGGCGGTGACGTGAACGGTAACCGGTTGCTGCACGACGTAGCTGTACCAAAAAGTCACGACCAAAGCCGATCAGGCTTGAGGTGGTAACTGCGGTTGAAGCTGCACCAATCTTGTTTAGCAAGTTAGCCTCTGCCTCACGTGCGTGCTGTACCAGACCTAGCTCGTTGTGACGAGCAATCAACTCTGGGTATGCACGGGTCATGAGGTTACCGAACTGCATCTGCAGGGTAATAGCGTCTGTCTGGACGGTGTTCTCTGCAGCGGCTTCTACGGTGTAACTTGTCTTAGCAGATGGATTTGGAGTATCAGCTGCATCATTTGCAGCAGTCCAAATACCAACAGCATCAGCATAGGTACCGTCAGCGAACTGAGGTGGGGTAACGAATCGGATACCACCACGGTCTGCCTGGAAACGTGGCAACATGTCACGAACTGGGCGAACGGTGGTTGAACCAACGTTGTAGATATCGTACTGAACCTCGACAGGTGCGGCGTGTCCACCGGATGCAACAAGTGCGTCCTGTCCGACAACGGCCTCAATCTTAGCCTGGTTCTCTAGTGGGTCAGTACCGAGAAAACGATCCTCTGGGTACTGGGTGGCGAAAGATGCAACAATGTGCTGCTCTCCATCTCCTCCGTTAACACGACGTAGGCTGTGCAAGCGCTTCTCCATAGCGGTTGCTACCTCGTTCATGCCTTTCATTTCTGTGCCGGCAGTGTATCCAGGAATGTCAGCACCAGCAGTGATTGCCACTGGAGCCTCGGTTACCTGAACAACTGGGCGACGGTCAGCGGGAGCTTCAAAGCTCTCGTCAGCAGCTGCAGTCACTGTAGCCTGCCCTTCCTCTACCTCTTCGGTAGAATTTGATAGTTCGGTGTTTTCTTCGGTCGAAGCCTCAGAACCTTCTGTTACCTCTGATACTGCTTCTGCAGCCTCTTCGGTTGCGAGCTCGGTTGCGGTTTCAACAGGTGCTTCAGCAACTGTCTCTTCCTCATTTGATAGCTCAGTAGCGGAATCAGTTGCTTCAGCAACCTCTTCTTCCGCCGATGCCTCAGTAGCAACCTCGGTTACAGTTTCTGCGGTTTCCTCCTCAGAAGAAGCTTCAGCCTCTACTTCGGTGTCAACGGCAGCTTCTGCTACCTCTTCGGTTGCTGCCTCAGCGGCAGTTGATTCTTTAACTTCTTCCGACTCGGTTGATAGTTCAGAACCGTCTTCCTGATCGGTTGATGCTTCAGCGGCGCCTTTGGTCGAAGCAGCGGACATTTCGTCCTCGTCCTCGTCCTCGTCATCGCCTGACTTGTTGTAGCCCATTTCGTCTTTGGACTCTTCCTCGGTCTCCTTATCAGAATCCATTCCGGCCTCATCGGCGTCGGTCTCTTTGACCTTTGCCTCATCCATCATTTCCTCTTCCTTAGAAGCCTCGGTTTCAGGGGCGTCCTCCATGGCTGCCTCCTCCTTCTCCTCGGTCATAGGCTCATCTTCGGTATTGTCAGCCATTTCCTCTTCGGCTGCGTCGTCACCCTCGCCCTTGACACGTGAGGCGGCTTCAGCAGCTTTCGCTGCCAATTCAGCAGCCTGTGTTTCGCGACGAGAAAGCTCGTCACGTACAATGTCAAGAGAGTCGGCAAGCGACGTCATAGCATCAACTGTCTCAGGAGTAGGATCTTCACCCTCAACCATTTCAAACTGGCTGACAATATCTGCTTGTAGCTCTGCGACTTGCTCGTCGCTTAGCTCAGCAATAGTGTCCAGCTGAGTTTTGATTTGGTCGTACACTGTACCTCCTAGGCCAGTTTCGGTTAATGGACGTCTAAACGCCCGTTGATTAACAGTCAAGGCAAGGGACTTGGTCATAACAAAGACGCCAAGGCACTACACCTACGATAATTTTACCCTATTTTTTATGTGAGTAGTCGAAGCAGCTTGCTCATCTCAGATTGAACCTCTGACTGAGAATACACATCTGCTCCAGACATGTATGATTTAAGGCTCTGAGTTGCAACATCAGCGTCTTCTTTACCAATTTTTGACTCTACTCGAGTAATCATTCCTTCAATTAAATCTTTCAATCCTGTAGGGAGATCACTGTATTTAAGCTTTTCTGCGTCTTTACCGAAGGGAAGTGGTAAGTTGGCAATAGTTGTCCCAAGCTCTCTAGCTGTAAGACGAACATTTTCTAGTGCTTCTGGATTTAGTGCTTTTGCATCCAGTCGGTCAATCATGCTTAATAGGTCAGAACTGGCTTGAGCCGATTTAGTGTAGTCACCTACGAACTCTAGATTTTCGGCTTCTTGGACTTTTTGCAAGGCCCTCTGCAAACCTGCATCTCCAAGGTCTTGCTTTAGTCTAGCCAAAACCTTACGGTACTTGCCTTTAGCATCGCGAGGCTGATCTACTCCGGAAATATACTTTCTACGACCTTCTTCAGGATCAAAATCTCCACCTCTATCGGCTTCTTTTTTAACCTCTTCAGCGGCTTTAATCTCTTCTTCAGTTTGCTTATCAGCATCCTCTTTGGCTTCTCTAAGCTCTTCAATCTCTTCTTCTGTTGGCTCGTCGCCTTCTGCAAACTGAGAAGCAGAAGCTGCAATGGTCTGACGCATTTCTTCTACTTTAGAAGCCAACTCATTGGTGGCAGCAAAGGTCCACTTTTCAGGGACAAGGTCCAATTGTTTTAGAGCACGTGCACGCTTGCGAATGTGGCGGCGCACTTTTGCTCTATCTTCTGGGTTTGAACGACCATATGCTTGAATAGCATTTTTTAGGTCTTCAACATTCCTAATCGGGTAGGAGCCATCAGGCAGGGCCTTACCTTCTTTAGCTAGCTCTTCACGTTCTTCTCTTGTGAACTTAGCTAGCTCTGCAACAGCTGCAGCAGTAAGAGCACGCTCACGCATGTTGTCTACGTTAGACGCTGCAACTTTTGCATTTTCAGCGGCTAACGCACGCTTTGCTTCCTTGACACGGACCTTTAAATCTGGTGCGCTGATTGCAAGCTCTGCTAGTTGACTTGACTTTTCTACAAAGTAACCAACAGTGGGGTGCTTCATGTATGCGAAGAAGCTGGCACCAGCAGCAACTAGAGACATAACCTTGCCAGATGCAACCATCGCACGGGCAATAGGGAATCCTGGAACGTTTACTTGGCATACAGCGACAAGCTCAAGAGCACCTTCAATTGGCCTCCAGTCACCGGAAGGTGCAGAAGCGCGCAAAGCACGAACCTGAGGCTCGGTTACCTCTGGGCGAAGTGATCCTGCTACCCAAATGCCGAACTCGTCTTCTCCTGCGTGAACATCTGCAATTGCGGATGCAGTGTCGTCGTAGTGCTTAGCGGCTGATTTAGCATCTGCCTGAAGTGGAGCGTGACCACCAGCAAGAGTTAGCTGCCCAACTGGAACATCTTTGCCTGCATCGGTGTGAACAAGCCCGGTGTGAAAATATGAATACTTACTGCGAGAACGTGGCGGCTTTGTTGATCGAGGTAGACCAATGTGACTGACGTGCCAAGCAGCGATGTGGCCATAAATTCGACCATCTTTACCGACAGTTAGAGGGGTTGGTTTGGTTAGTTTTGGCGACTCAAACCACTCCTGAGGAGGGACAGCTGGAATATCTGTTTCAATATATCCTGATGCCATAATAGGCTCAACTGGGCCCATGTCTTCTAAAGACTCTTCGTACAGCCCGTCTGAGGGGGTCACATCGTCCTCCTGGTCCCCGGTTTCTTGGATTGAAATAGTGCATTCTTGGAATGCAGGCTTAGCTACAATTGTAGCAGCCATGACTCTTGCTTTATTTATAATCAGCTTGTCTTTGCCCATGTCTTCGTCATCGGCGTTTTCAGATTTCTCTTCTTGTGCCTCAAATTGGTCTAGGTCAGCAGACACGCCTCGCAAGAAACCATTCTTAACCATTCGCTCTGCTTCACGGCCGTAGGGGCCAGTGTCAAATACACCGTATGCATTTCCAATGCCTTTGTCTGTTTTCTCCATGTAGTCAATTCGACCTACAACCACAGACCCACTGTGACCGTCTCCAGTCTTAATCTGCCAAAGTAGGGGAACAGGCAGTTCACGAACTCCGATAGCATCTTTTTTAAACTTTCTACCGTCGCCGGACTCTGTGCCCTCAGGGATAACTAGAGGTATGTAAAACTTTGCTCCTTGAACAACAGTTTTCGCTGAAGCTAAAAGAGATACCTTTTCGCGAGCATCTTGTGCGCGAGCTGATAGTCCAGTTTTGTGTATTAGTTTTTCATCAAATTCTGATTCTGAAGCAAATAAGGTTCCGCTAGAAAGAATTCCTTTACGACCTTTTCCTACGTTGTATTTGCTTCCGGTATATACGCCAGTCATTTCCTTGTGACGAAGCTGACAGTATCCTTTTGCACGTGGTCCCATGTATTTGGAAAGCAAGCGGACACATCGGGTCCAATCTCCAGGAGTGCCCCACATAATTTTTGCACCACCGACCCCACGAGTCCAGTAACGGCGAAGATTTTCGGCGTTGCCTCTGTTTCTGTCTAATCCTCCTGCTGCCAGAAGCGGGTCAACTACTTTATCCCAAAAAGCTAATAAAGATGCGGAGGCGGAAACTGGAACTTGATCCACTTGCTCTAGTACATCGTTAAGGACTTTTTCATCGTCTAGCTCAACGACAGGCGGTGGAGTAGAAGATTTCAAATCCAACAATATCTGATTATTCTGTACCCATTTGCCTTCTACCCTCTCATACAAAAGCGGTTCAGTTGTTTCTGCGGTGCTAGGTACAATGGCAACTAAATCCATAACAGCAGACAAGTCATCAGGGGACACTAACGCCAGATATTTAGCTGGGATGTCTGAGTTTTCTGGGTCTTGAGTTTTAGCGGCTGCAGTTACAGCAAAATCCTTGCCGTAGCGATCTTTCATGTACTTTTTATCGTAGTCACGCAGACCTGGAACCGTATCATCGTAGTATTTATATTCACCACGTTGGCTATCCACCCATGAGTCCCAGTTGTTGAGAAGATCACCAATGTCTTTTTGCGTTAGCGCTGGTAGTGTGCCTGGTAGTTGAGCTTTAGGGGACCCCTTAGGGGTTCTGGGCTCTCCTAGTATCCCTTTTACATTTAAAGGAGCTGATGGCTTAGGAACTGCCATCGGTGCGTCAACATCTTCTTCCGCTTGGGTGTATTTAGAGTCAACTTCTACAGTTTTTCCACTGTCTAAACGAACTTTTACTTTACCTGTTTTGCTATTGACTTCAGTTATAGTGCCTGATCCTCTTTCAGGATCGTTTGCAATAACTGTTCTTGCTCCCGCTGAAACAAACTTGCCACCTGCATCGCGAGGTTGATTTTCGGCTTTAGCTGAACGCTCTTCTTCGGTGTAATCGCCATCTTGATCAGTTACCGATTCGCCGGCTGCAACCATAACTCGGTCTATAATCTCGAAGTCTTCCTCTACAAGACCATCAGACATTAATTTGGTTTCTTCAGGGTCAATTTCTTCTAAAAGAACTGGCTGGAAAGGACGCTCCTGCATAAATGCAGAAATAATTACAGCTGAGGAAGGGTCAACCATAACGTGAGTTTTTTCTACAGTGTCATATGGCTCATCCAATGAGCGGTCGTAAAAGTAGACATCCCCGTCAACGTGGCCTAGATCGTCCCAAACACAGTCGTCCCAAATATACACACGGCCATCGATATCAATTTTATATAGACGGTCGATACCAGAGCCATCCATACGAACACGGACCATAAATTCTGGACCTGCATTCATGTCTAGCTCATGTGCAATTTTAAATGCGTCTAGGTCAGCACTGTAGTCGTCGTCGTGAGAATAAGTGTCAAACTCTTCTTCAATTCTTTCTAAGTTATATGCACTGGCAGTCTTAGCTTTTTTGTCTTCACGCTCTACAATGGTCGAGGCCCAACGCTGTCCAGCGTCTCCACCCCAAAGTGCCCAGGCGATTCTGCCTGCAGAAGGAAAACCATCGTCTCCGTACTCGTAGCCTTTGGCTTTTTTGTCCACCTCATGGCGAGGAAAGTACTTTGCAATGTGGCGAACTTTTTCAATGCCAATCTGCCCGCCCTTGGCCAGACGGCGAGCTGTGTTGTATCCGACTCTGGTCCCACCGCGGTCGTGCTCTTTTCTCCACTTAAGTCCTTTTTTGGCTTCCTTTTGGACGCCACCAGGAATTGTGTACATGCGCCTACCGTCAGAAACTAGTGGCTGATCTAAAGTTGTCAGAGCCGCGTCAGCCAACTCTTGAGTCGATGCGTCAACAGAGATGTCTTCTGTGTCCCAGTCACGTGAAGCTGTAAGCGCACCAAAAGTGCTGTCTTCTACAACAATATTTAAAGTAGTGTCAACAACTATAGCTTTGTCTTTTTTTGAAAAGAGAGCTAAGTTATCTGACTTACCAATTAGTTTTGCCATTTAATTCTTTCGATGTACTTTCTGATTGGCTTTAATAGCCTTGTCCATTTCTTTTTCAGAAACAGGGTCAATTGACAAATCTGCATATTTTCTTAGGTTGTCTAAAGTAAGTTCGCCTTTGTCATAAAGTTTTAAGGCCTCATGGGTCATCACTTCGTAGTCGTAGAAATCAGAGCCTTCAGGAGCTACGGACGTGTCTGTATCCCAGTCTAGGCTGTAACCTTTGTGGTTAGCCAGCTCATCGTAAAGTCCGCTGTCTTCTGGCGTAACGAACTCCCAGTCGTTTTCAAAACGGTAAAACATCCCAAATGGAGTAAACGAGAACGCGTCATCTACCTCGTTAGTCTGAGGGTTGACGTAAAAAACAATATCTACGAGATCTTCTTTTGCCATTTAAATATCTTTCTGCGCAGGATAAAACAGCACTATTATTTTATCACATTGGATTTTTGGTAGTTTTAATTTATAATTCGACGGCCGTATTCGTCAAATTCATTATTAACGAGCCCCATTTCTTCAAGAGTAGGTGCTTCCCCGTCTACAACAATCCTATCAGACGAAAAAGTGTTAAATACGAAAAAAACCGCGGCGTTTATGTTCTCCAGATTGGGGTTAGTGGGGATAGAAGGCCCTTCAGGAGTGATGCTGTACTCTTCTCCAAACTCGATTTCGCGAGAAATAGCGTTTTGTTGGACACTAAACAACGCCAACTCAGAAGAAAAAGAGTTTTCTTTTGCCTTTAATCCTTCTTTTGGGTCCCAAATGAGCTCTGATTGAACATCGACATCGGGGTTTTCTGGACTAATTATGAATGTTACTGGCTTTGTATATTCCATTATCTACCGCTTCCTAACATTAATCCTAGCGCAAAACCCACAACGTCTTCATCGTATTTGCCTGTTTCATAGTCTAAACCTATATATTTAGGATTACTAAAGACTCCTTGCATCAATGTAGTTGACACTTCTGAATTTATGTCAGAAAACAACACAAAATCTGAATATGTTTTTTGTGTATAGCTTTCTGGTGTTTCATTCTTAAAGTTTATAAATCTCTCATTTGAACCGTATAAGCTTGTGCTTGATGCGCGAGGAAATTCGGTGTCATCACCAATTGCTCGATCAAACGCCCAGGCATGCTCAAGGGCAGAAATGTCGGCATTATTAGTTTGAGCAGCATGCCATAGCTCGTGTATGCCCACATCAAAAATAGACGGCGACTCACCGTTCAAAGATTTAGTGTTTAATACGGTGTAGTGACCTCCTGGGCTGTAGTGGCCTCTTGTATTGCCTACGCCAACTCTTAAAGGGATGTCTCTAGAAAAGACGGACTCAATTACATTTTTTGGAATGAAAGACAAAATTTCGTTAAATTGCTCTTCATATTTTCTTTGCACGGCACGCTCATTTGCAGCATCTCTATTTTTAGCTTTTCTCGGCCCCGTAAATACTAACTTTCCATCGTCAACTAGTTGCTTTGCTGTAAAACCACCAAACTCAACTCCGCTGTTTTGTAGCTCTTCTTTGATTAAATTTTTTCTCAGAGTTTGTAGTTCTCGAAGAGAAGCATTTTTTTCTTCTCTAAGCTCCCTCAAGGTTTCTCTCTCCGCATTTACAGTGTCGGCATATTTTTTAGTTGCTTCTTTAAAATTAGCGTACACCTCCCCTAATTCCGAATAACCTTCAAAATTTCCAGATTCGAATTCTCTATTTAACTTCCTTGCTTCTGCAACATCTTCAATTGAGTTTAAAACTTCCGCTTTTTTATCGCTATAGGCATCAAGAGCCACGCCTCGATCTTTTATTGCTTCAAACTGAAGTTCATCAAATTCTTTTTTTGCTTCTACTTCTCTACCTGCAATGTTGTTGTGCTGAGAAATTTTTTGAACGTATTCCTCGTTAGAAAAAACTCTTTGAGCGACTTGCGAACCTTCTTCAGTAAGTTCGTTTTTTAAGTCTCTAGCTTGAGGAGTTGGCTTCAAGGCAGCTTTTTCAGAACGAGAACCTGACTCTGTTTTAATAAAGTTTTCAGTCTCTGTCACACCAGAAGAAACTATGCTTATATATTCTTCTGACTGTCCTGGCGATTTTCCTACAAATTTGTTAGCTAAAGAACTATTACTGACGCTTACGGCTCCTGACTGTACTCCCGATCGAGTAGTAGTCTCGGGAGAAGTTTCGCTTCCGCCGCGTCCGCCTAGTGGAGGTAGGTCATCTGGCTCAGAGCCGTCTGGTCCTGGATTTTCGCTCGGCCCGTCTTCACCTTCGTCAGGGTCAAAAATATCTTTGTAAACCGCGAGGTCAATGTTGTATCGCTCGGCCCTGCGTTCTACTAGATCTTCACCCTCTACCCTGCCCGTATAGTTGGTTAGAGGAGTATCGTCATCAGTTGGCTCCATGTATTTAGTAGCAAGAATATTTACTTCGGTTCCATCTTCAAAACGAACTCGAACGGTGTCGTGATAGTCATTAGGCCCTGAGTTAGGGTTCAGTGCGCTAACAATACCAACAGACTCATCGCCTTCGTTGTTTGTGTAACGAACACGCATTCCCGGAGTAATACGGGTGTTCCCGTCTTTAGCGGAGTATGGGATTCTGCCTAAGTTGTTTATATCAAAACGACCGTTTTTAATTGCTCTTTCAAGATTATTAGCAAGCGTAGCTCGTCTTTGACCTTCCCCTGTACCATTATACCTGTCTGAAGTCTGACTTCTAAGGATTTTAATCATTTCGGCGCGCGCTGCTTGGTTGTCCGGAAGCCTTCCTAAAACAGAAATTAGCCTCTGAGTAAAAGCATCACTATCATCCGCATTTACCGCATCCCAAAAAGAAGGAATTTCATCTTGCAACTGCGTGAGTAGCGGGAGGCCGGTCTCAGGATTAGTAGAGATGTTTAGCTTTTGAGCCCTTCCCTCTAGATACTTAGTAATTAATTCTTCCTGAGTGAGAAGCTTCATGTTTGGGTTGTTTAAGTCAGCGTTGTTGGCTCTTCCGCGAAAAAACTTAATTCTATCTTGAAGAGTCTTATCATCTCCAAAATACCGAGCTGTTTGAGTAGTCATTGAGCCTGGTATGGCACGACCTAAGAGTTGATCACGGAAAACTACTATACCGTTAGTCTTACCGTGGAGCGATGCATAAGAATCTTTGTAATCGTAGTGGTAGAATTCTTGCTTTTCACCCGTTTCAGAATTCGTAAACGTGTACCGCTCCAAGAACCCGTTACCGTATGTCTTGGCAACAGCAATTTCATAATCATACTCTGTGCCATCATTGTCCGTAAATTTTTTACGCTCAACGATAATCTCGCCGCGGTCGTTGATTTTTGCTTCGGGGTAGTCTTCAAGAAGTTGTTGAATTATCGCGTCAGGGTTCGTAATTGTTTTATATTTAGGTCTGCCCTTTTTATCTTCGCCTACCTGAATCCTAAGGGCTTTCCCGGTTTCTGGGTCAATTAAAGGTTTTACTTTAGTTTTATTTAACTCTTCACGAGTTTTAGTGGAGGGGTTGATCTCTCCGCCATCATCTTCTCTACCTTCTTCTCGAGCTCTAGCAAGAAAAGTTTCTTGTGTAGCACGCTCTGGGTAGGGCTCTCTAGTGCGTCGACTTTTTCGACGAGGTGGCTTAGGCGTGGGGGTAGGTTCTGGATCGGGAGTAGGCTCTGGAGTAGGCTCTGGCGTTGGCGGCTCGGGCTCACCCTTCCTTCCCTGAATAACATCCATTTCCTGAGATTGACGAACATTAAAACGTCTTTCTTGCCCATTACTGTCTGTAATGTCAACGTCAAAAGTTTTTAATCCATCTTTGTCAGGACCAGGTGTGACAGACTTAACGACTGCCTCTTCCCCGGAAGGGAGTTTAAGAATATCATTTTCTTCTAGTTCAGGCGGAAATTTAATGGCGGTGGTTTCTTCAGGCTCTTGCAGGAAGTCATCAACATCTTTAGTTGGACCACCATAAAGTATTGCTTCTTCTACATAAGCATCAACAGGGTCTTTGTCTAGATTAATTTCGCCAGACTCTTCTACTGACTTCTCATTTAATTCTTCTTTAATGCTTGCTTTTGCTGCCTCTATGCGATCGGCCTCTGCTTGATCAAACATCAAACTAGAAATTTCTTTTTTTGTGAATCCTAGATCTTCAGCTTCTTGAGAAGTAAGTTTTCTGCCAAGAGCTGCCTCTACTTTTCTTCTATTTCTGTCGCGTTGATTCTCCATTGCTTGCTCTGTTGGAGAAGGCCCGCCATCTATAAGCTGCCTGGTATTTTGAGCATCAAATAAGGCTTTACTACCTGCCTCATCAAGTTTGTTTGGGTCATCAATTAAATCAGTTACATCTGTTTTTTCGGGGTCAAACTCGTCTGGGTCAATTCCAGACTCACGAAGCATTTCACGAGCTTCGTCTTGGTTAAGCGACTCGAAGCCGCCAGGAAGTTCTGCAAGTGGTGACTCTTCTCTACCTGCCTGCTCTGCTTCTTGCTCTTCTTCGGTCAACTCACCGCGAGCAAGACGCTCGTCGTTTTCAGTGATGTCTTGACGAGTAGCTTTAAATTCTTCTAGTGAAGGAAGGTCTGCATCAGATATTGAGCGCTGATTACCAAAGTCGTCCTCATATTCAAGGTCAAGACCACGTTCTTCAAGAAATTCCTCTGGTAGTTTTGCTTTAAAAGTGTCTAAGTTGTGCGACTGAACAGTGTATACACCATCTTCTACACCAGATTCGTCTCTAACCAAGACTCGTGCCTCGCCTGGTCGTCCTGTAGGACCAACATAACGTCCAGCAATAGATTTGAGGTCGCCTTTTAGGTTTCGAAACATTGACTTAACAGCGGCCCCCATGATAATCCAACGACCCCTTCTGTCACGAGGCTGGATTCTCCAAAAGCCCTTGTTGGCTCCGTCGTTTACTCCAATAAATGCAACAAGAGCTTTCAAGTCGTCAGAGTTCATTAGTAATTATATCCTTACGCGTAAATAGGACTACCTAAATTTTACCCTAAGGCTATTTAGTCGAGTTTGGAAAGTATTTCTGTGGCAAAAGACGCAACGAAAGGTTTTAGATTTCCATTAGCTAAAACTGTTTGCAATCTAACTGTTGCATGTAGTTTTTGGTATTGATCTCCACCGGGAGTTAAGGCAGCTGTTATAACTTCCTTAGCGGAGTCTTCGATTGATGAATCTCCTAGCAACCAATCTACAGACTCTTCCGTGTCAAAACCACTAAAGTGAGGATGACCAGCAGGTAGTAGCTGACTATATCTTGGGTAAAACTCAGCAGACGCATTTACTCCTTGAGTCGAGTACTCTAAAAAGCCGTGGAGATCCCACTCCAAAGCATTAGCAACGTCTTCTTCATGCTCAAGATAGGAGTATGTATCAACTGCAGATGCTAAAACGGCTTTTAAAGTTTCTAGGTTAACTTTTCTAGATTCCGCAACTTTAGAATTAAATTTGTCTGCAACTTCTTCGACATGCTCTATGGCAAGGTAGTCTTCCCAGTTACTCATCTTCTCTCTCTTTCGGAAGTAGGTCAGCATCAGGACTTTCATACAAAGCGGCAGCTAGAAGTGCAGCCCTGTTGAACGGGTCCTCATTATTGGCCAGTCCTCGTAGCCAAGCTGCCCTAAAGCTAGGAAGGGCTTCGTAGCCTAAGCCAGCAAACTCAGTTATTGAAAAAATAGCATGCTCGTCAGAAGCATATTCTTTTCTCGAAAGCAGTCTTACCTCTAGTTGGTCCTCTAGATACGCACTAGCGGCAATAGAATTGCTCTTCTTTGTAGAACGCTTATGGGCCGAAGGAAGCAGGTCGTTATCTTGAACATACTTCTTGTTCTTCGGGTTTCCGTTTCGCAGTAAATATAGGAAAGCGTTTACTCTAGCCATTGACCACGAGTTTCTGTTTTGGTCTGGACGATGTGAAGTTGAGAAAGCGCCAGCACCACGACGGTAAACAGCTTTTAGAGTGCGAAGATTTGTTTTCTTGCTCTTTGCATCTCCGTGCTTTTCGTTGTGCTCTTCTACCTTATTCTCTAAAGCCTTAGTTACTCTTTTAGAAAAGTTAATCTTTTTACCGCCCGAAGCAGAACCTTTTTTATTCTTCTTAGAGCCCTTACGGCGCTCGCTAGGTTCAGCTGGCTTGGAGCCTGCTGTTGCAGTTACGGTTTCGTCAGTTACGGGTCCGCCAGCTGCCCATGCGTTACAAGTTCTTTCAGACGCGCACTTGAAATCAAGAGCGTTGCAGTATCCAACTTCTCCAGCCGCGATTGAACCTTCTGCACCTTCACCGTCTGTTCCAATGCCTTCTTCAATACAATTTAGCATTTCGGTAGTGCGAACAAAGAATATGCAATTTCCGCAGACAGCAGTTTTTGCTTCTTCTGGTTCAATGTCCCATCGGTCAGCTTTGTCTTCCCAGAACTCCTCGTTTGGTTCGGCTGGGTTTAGCGGTCCGTACCCCACGTTGTCAATCGCGTTTTGACGGTTTTTTAGGTTTAATTCAACATCTTGAGTTGCGGGTGGACAGTTTTCTGCAGCGGCTGCAGTAATAACTGGGCCTCGGTAAACTCTTGCCTCTATGCCCTCCATGCCGTCCATAAGACGAACCGCACAACGGTGATGACCGTCAACAAGCTTTTTGCCTTCTGAATCAATATAGACAATTACTGGCTTGTTGTACTTTTTTGTGTCTTTAAAGTTTTCTGTCTTAACAACTTCTTGAGTCGGAATAAGGTCTTTTATTTCAAGATAGGTTTCTTGATACTCGCCCTTCATTTCCTTAATTTTCTCTTTTAGCTCATATTGCTCAAGTTTAGGAGATTTCTCAAAAAGCTCTTTTACGGGTTTTTCGCCTTTATCTTGTTCTACTACTCCATCTGGGATAACAGCCAATCTGCAAAGTCCGCCTTCTTCGGTAGTTGCCTCTACAATCTTGCAACCGTTAGGAGCGTCCCAAAAAATGCAACTTCCGCACTTAACGCCAAAATCTTTGTTATCGTTTTCTGCAGCAGGAGTGTAGCCAGCCCAAACGCCCGTGTCATCAGCATTGAACTTGCCATGCTTTTTAGTTATTTTAAGTAGAGCTTTAGCAAACTCTTGCTCTTCAGGAATTAGATATCCTGCAGCTACCAAAGCTTCTTTTGATTCTTGTTGATTCTTTTCTGTAATATGTGAAGATGCTTCGTTGGCTGGTACGCAGTTGGGGACCTCTTTGCCGTCTTTCATCTTCATACCAATTTGAACATATCCGTCCCAACAGGGGTTATCTGATGCAGCTTCGTTGTCGTGAGCGTCGTCACGCATAAGAGTTCCGTCAGGCATATAGTGGTAGCCTTCAGGAGCTTCTTTTTCGCCTGCTTTTAGATTCTCAGCAGGGGCAGCATGGCCACCAGAAGCTTTAATAATTTTTTCTACGTAGTCAGACATTACCTAATCCCCATTGACGCTTTTAGTTGCCAGTTCCATTTGTTGTGCATATCTATTCTACCGCCTACAAAATCAACCAATCCTTGCTCGTTGCATTGATCAGCTTTTTTAATTAAGGTGTAGTAGCAATCAATGGTTTTTTGGTTAGCTCTTTGTAAAGACTCGATCATAGCCGCAACGCCATTAGAGCCAGTGAGCCTAGGCTCGTCGATACATGTTAGGTCTGTAAAATCTCCCAGCAGGTAAGGGGAGTCATAGCCTAATTTAAGAATGCTCTCTGCAAGAGGGTCTACAGAAGCATCAAGGTCTTCATAGATTTCTTCGAAGAAGTCATGGTATTGAGAGAACTCTATTCCCATAACATTCCAGTGATACCCGTGAGCAAGTGATCGTAGTACTACTACGTCACCTAATTGATGTGCGGTTTGTTCAGCTAGTTCTTTTGTGTTATCGTGCATTATTCCTCAGGTTCGGCTAGTCCGGGTGGTGCTTGCTGCGGCTCGGTGGGGGTTGCCTCTCCTCCGCCTCCGGAAGCCTGGTTTAGAAGATCATCAATTTCATCTGGAATTGGAGCGCCTGTAGCTTCTTGAGCTTGCTCTCTGGCTTGGCCCATAATATTAGGTGCTACAACAGACAGCAATGCCTCTGTCTGTTCAGGTGTTAGCGAGCCCTTTTGAATTAGCAAACGTAAGCTTAGCTCTGTTGGGTCTGGAGCATCTTGATCCGAGAAGCCGTGAGCGCGACGCCAAGTGTTGTAGCTAACAGCCATCTTTTCGAATCCTGAATCAGCGTCAGTTGCTCGGTCGTTACGAGTTGCAACCTGGCTTGGGTCATACCAAACGCAAAGTCTTTCAACTTCTTGCTCCGAGTAACCGTTGGCAATTAGGTATGGACGCAGATACATAACTGTAAGCGCATCAACAATCAAAAGCATCAGTGGCTCAATGTGTGCCTTATAAAGGCTCTCGTCGATTTGTAGGGCATTTGAGTACTTAACGTTGGCAAGACCTGAAACAACGTCTTTAGGGACATCTAGGCCCTGCATAATGCGTTCTAGGACTCTTTCTGAACGCTCAGCTAGCGCAGGGTCAAATGAGCGCTCAAACTTAAATTGTTTGATTTTGTCACCAAGCTCTCCTGGACCACGAATGATAAGTGGAACAACGGCGCTCGCAGAGTCCTCATCCTTAATCGGAGTGGTCATAGCGTCGATTAACTGATCTTCAAAGTCGTCTGCAGCCTCTTCTGGGCTGTACTGCTCGTTGAACTCTCCATCTTCGTCATATGGGTAGTCTGGGTCAGGCCCTGCTGCAACGGACAGGCCGTCTGGCAAGTAAAGAGCACCAGCGTTCAAACGTGAACGAGCGGTGGCACGGAAGGTGCGGTTCAAAAGCAGTAGCTCTGCGCAAAGGTCTAGCAAACCACGTAGCGAGGAGTCTGACTCCTGAGTGTAGCGTGGGTGTGCTCGCCAAATACGACCAACAAATGCATCTTTAGGGAGCCGGATGTTGTCGCTACTACCAACTGACATCTGTGAGGCTCCGCCTGTGCCACCAAAGTCACGGCGAGGAATAATTACGTAATTTCCACGCTGGTCAACTTGTAATTCGTCAACTGAACGAATATCCCAGCTTTCTGGCAGCCCAGAACCGATACGCTCTGGCACTTGCGCTAGATAGCACTCACCGGTAACCTGCAAGTTCAAAGCTGCGTCTTTTAGTAGGCCTGGCTGTCCACCATAAGCAGAGCTCAGGCGGTCAAGTGCACGCTCTGCCGCAGCTGCCAATCGAGGGTCAATTGCCTCAGAATTACGAACAGGGTTAGGCGCTTCAGCTGGGTTATCAACAACTGCAGCGTAAAGACGGATGCGGGACACAACGGATGCAACTAAGTTGAATGCGTATTTGATTTCACCAATTGCGTCGTAATATTCCCATGCTTCTGTTTGCCATGCAGTCGACGCTGACTGCCGGCGAGCCTTAAAGTACTCTGCTTCAGTCTTATCGTCTAGTTTTACCTGTGCAGCAGCCGCAGTTAGCGGACGCGCTTGATTAAAAGCTGCCGGCTCTGCATAAACAATGCCAAAAGAGTCTATAGACACTCCAGGAGCGATGCTAGTAGCGTTTTTAGGGGCAGATGCGCGTGGTCCGACCTGCCTACGTTGCTGCTGAGACTCGTTTACTGTCTTCGAATCTTTTTTAAAAATACCCAAGGGGGCTCCCTGTCTCTACCGACTGGTTTGGTCGGAAATTAGTCCAATTACTGCAGATATAGACAAAAACAATGATACCATAACAAGCCAATCTGGCACTAGGAACCAAAAAACGCTAAAAACAAGCGCAACCCAAAAACCAGAGCACCAGTTACAAGTGAATAAATACCCGAAATAGGTGTCTGGAGGCCATTTTGCCCAAATTTTGTCTCTTAGCGGCTGAGTGACCACATCAGTCGTAACAAGCAAAGTCACTCTATAGGCCGCTAAGGCCAAAAGTATTAAAGTTAGGGCATCTGGGGTCATTTTAGTCCTTCATTGACATAATTGTCTTATATGGGTTCCAACCGCGAAGACGCGATCCGCAGCCGCAACCCGTGTCTTTCTTAAATGCTAACATTTTTCCGGATGCAGTCAAAATTCTACTATCTTCGGTCGATTTCTCAGATATGTAGCTTTCGTCGTATTTTTCTTGAAAAACGATTTTTGGGCCATCAGAGGCATCTTTTGCCACAATTACATGAGTTTCGGTCAAAATTACCCTAGTTATCTCTAAATAGCTTGCTTCCGGGTTCGGCTCGTAACTACGCAATATTTCAATATCTTCAAAAGTATCGGGCCCGACGGCCGCTAAATGACACGGGAAGCGATCTAGCACTATTTTTGTCATTATCTGACCCTAAACACCTTTCCACCACCTCCAGAGGTAATTCCGGGTATTTTTCGATTACCCATGCTTTTTGCACGTAGTTTTCCGCCAGAAAAGCCCGCTGGAGGTTTTATCAGCAATGCGGTCATTGCGTGAACCATTGCGTCGATGCGGTCGGGAGATTTTCCTTCTCCAGGAACCCAGGAATACATCTGAGACTCTAAATCTTGTAAATAACCAACGTGATGGACCCTGTGTTGCTCGTATGCAAGCACGACTGGCTCTGCTCTTAGTTGTTTTCCTTGTTTCGAGTGAACTTCAAGAACCTTAATTGACGGATCGATGGAGTTGATCGCACTTCGAACAAGAGCACCGCCCTGATTAACCTCAGCCACAACAGGGCAGCCCCAACGGCGGGCCATTTCGACCACTTTATTCGCCCATACGTCTGGTGACCCGTGAATTGAAGCATCTTCAAGAACCCACGCATGGCGCTTATAGAGGTCACTCTCGGAAGAAGACGCGCATACCACAATGCCGCATTCGTCGCGGGGATTCTCAGCAACCGATGGGTCCACGCCAATGACACGGAGCGGAGTGTGAGCTGGATAGCGAGCCTCTCGACTGGCTTCAACCATTTCTTCATTCCAGAGCGCTCCTTCCATGTCTTCTAGCATCTCTCCATAAAGTTCCTGGCGAGCTAGAGAGGTGCCTTCATATACTCCAGTAATAGTGTCTAGATATGCGCCGGACAAGTTTCCGGCATTGTCCATGGTGGAACCTTTTGTGATAACTACCTTTGAACCACCTTCTTTTTCCAGCTTAGATTCTTCAATAAGCTTATAAAGGAGAGGCACTCGCTTAGGTGTTGTGGTTACAACCATCTGTGGATTCTTGCCAAGACGGGTTCCAACTCGCAAGTTATCAAACGCGGTCATACCTGCAGCATCTGGGGTCTGACGCCAAGCTGCGATCTCGTCGCCCCATGCGTGTGTGAATTGTGGACCACGCAAACCGTCAGGTTCGTCAGCGGTAAAAAGAGAAGCCGTGTTTCCATTAGGCCAAGTGAGACGTCGCTTGGACGGCTCGTAGTGGGGCTTCTCGCTCGGGGGCGAAATGTTAATAATTCCAGACTCGCCTTCAACAATAACGTCACGAACGTCAGCTGCGGTACGAGCAACGAGTGCGAATCGACGCTGACCAGTGTTTGTGTATTTGGCTTGCTCACGGACCCACTCAGCGGCGAGGCGAGTCTTGCCGAAACCACGACCTGCCATTACAAGCCAGATGTTCCAATCGACTCCCGCAGGGGCAATTTGCTCTGGACGCCCCCAGATGGACCAGTCCCAAAGGAGTTGCTCCTCATCGAGACCTTCTAATGCTTCTGCGCGCTCTTCCTCGGGGAGAAGAGCAAGCTGCTCCATAATACTTTTTCCCATATAGCTAGGATATCTTCTTATCTGGCTCTGGTTTATCTTCGGACGGTTCTACTTTTTCAAAAGCATCATCTGTAAATCTATCTGCGCTACTCATCTTGTCCTATCAGTGTTATTTCTACTTTAACGTTTACCATTCTTTCCGAGGGGTCCACAGACTCTACGCTGTCTATCCTAAACCTAGAGTTAGGCGGAAGCAATACTTCACCTTCTACGCTCCTAGGGACGGCTCCTCCCTTAGAGCCTTTGGGAATATTTATTTCAATCATATATTGCATCCCCGAAAAAGCTGTAACCACCGGGTCTCCGCTGTTTCTAGTGAATGTAGAAGTTGATAAAAATCCTTTAGATATCCACTCATCACCCGCTTCTCCGAGTGCAGCTTTTTGATATCGAACAACTTTAATATCTTCTGGTATTTCAGTTGAATTTACTAACTCTTTTAAATCCTCTACTGCTTTAACGACTTCTTCTTTTTCGAAGTTATTATTTGATAACTCTCCGTTTCGAAGCCACTTATTTATTGTCGAGTACGGCACACCATAAGAGCCTTGCGTATACCCAAGTAATGCCAGACGTTGGTCCATATTTTGATATTCAAATTCGGGAACATCGTCTAGGTCCACTTCCCTGTATTCCGTGACTTCAGACACTTCTGGTTTGGATTCTGAAGAAATAGGCTCATCAATGTCAGAGGGGTCAAAGGTAGAGACGTGCCTAATTTTTACTCTAGTGGGTACGCTAGGATTATCACTCTTAGTTACGGACACTATTTCGTATCTACCTGATGTAACAAACTCTCCATAGATAGCTTGCATGTCAAAGGGCATCATTGGTATTGCTTTAGCTCCTGGTTCAAGCTCATACTCGACCGGAAGGCCCCCGCCCTCTACGTCATTTCGTTGACCCTGCCAGTATTGCTTAATTTCGTTTTGGTACATCGAAAAAGCAGAAAAAGGTAAGTCTACAGTTGCACCTTCTACGTATTTGTCTACTGTTTCTTTGTTTGTTCTGATCCCTCTAAAAACCGGAACTTCTGTTTTTGGTGAAGCTTCTACTAGTTCAAGGCCCGCAATTATTTCTTTGTCGGTAATCTTGGAAGGGTTTATTTTTGCATCCCCGTCTAAAAACTCTTTAAATCTCTCGTTTATGGCTGTAACATATTCAAAGCTGGAGGGCCAGCCTCTTACAAATTCTTCTGCATACGAATCTATGTATCCTAATTCTTTTGCTCTTTCATCTTGCTCGTCGTTTACTATTTCTTCTGATTCTTCATCTATTTCATATACAGGTTCCCAGCCGTTTTCTTTTCCAGACTGAAGAGCACCCTCCAATATTTCCTGTAAAGCAGGAGAACCTTTAGGCTCGTCTACAGAAGTCACTTTTCTAGCATATTTAGATACAGCAGGTACTTCGTTTAGATCTGTCTCTACTGTCTCTTGTTCAACATCATTTGGGCTTCTAGGGTCCCAACCCAACTCATTTATAGAGTCTCCATCGGTCCAGAGTTCTTTGGCGGGGACCTGCATCTCGATAACTCTACCTTTGCCAAGCAGATTGCTTTGTAGGTGCTGCTGAGCGTATTTTTGCGATAGCGACACCCAATCGCCCTCATTTATTGTGTCTACACCTTCAGGGACCGCTCTATATACCGTAACTGGAGCACCTGGCAATGCTCTTGCTAAAAGTAATGCAGTTGCACTTTCTTCGTCGGCGGCTTTCATCCCTGTTCCGTAGTTTTTTAGAACTTCTGAAAGCGTGTTCCCAAAGTTAGGCATGTTCTGCTCAATATTTTCTATTTGAACGCTGACATCACTAAAAGGACCAGGTGCTTCGTGCGTTCCTGCGTAATCGGAACGTTCAAACGATTTTCCTGCTTTTTGTTGTACTCTTGCTTGGAAAAAATAGTTAAAGTTTCCGTTTTCCTCACCAGTTTCTGGGTCAGTCTGCGGAACTTTTTTAATTTCGGTTATTTCTAGCTCTGAATTGCGGGGTAAAAGGACCTCGCTTTCGGCATCTCCTTGATATCCAGTGCCCTCAGGCATACCCATTGCGGTTGAGCCCTCTGGAACATCAATAGTCCAGAAAAAAGCGGAACTAGTGTGCTCGTTCATAGCATTATTTGTTGTTTCAGACCCCATTCCAGGTCCAAATTCATTAAAAGCTATAGACGCATCGTTAGAAGTAGATAAAAACTCAGGGAAAGAGACAACAGCACCTTCCTCTAGGTTTTCTAAAAACTCCATATAAGGAGACCCGGACAGTGGCATGTCCCCACGGAAAACGGTAGAGTCTTCAAAAACTTCACCATTTTCTTCAATGGCTTCGTCAATAAGGAAAATATAGTCTTTGTTTTCATCAGACGTATCCTCGTTACCGCGCAAGTGCTTGTTTATAAATCTATGACCTTGCTGTGCATACCACTTAAGTGCTTGCAGCTGGTCGTCCTCAAAAACTTCCGCATCGTTTGGGTAAATCCTGTTTGGATTACGTCTGCGAAGTAGACTAGTGTCGAAGTAGTCACCATCAATAATGTCTTCGTTGTATAGCTCTTCTTTTTGGTCAGAGAGTAGCGTAGCTTGCCTCTCGGACTTTTTCTCATCTACATATGTATCATAACTTCTTGTTTTGTGGGTCATAAAGTAATCGCCACTTAGTTCTTGAATCGTAGAAAGCATTTTTAGAGTGTTGTCGAATCTATCGTTTTTGTACTCGCTGTTTTGTTTTACTCCTTGAAGAGGAGTCAAACTTGGAACATCAAGCCCGTATTTTCCGTCTGGGAGTTCAATAAATAAATTCTTTATGTTTGCAAAATTTAAAGTATTGCCTGACTCCCTGTACTCGTCATAAGAACCTTCGCCGTGAAGTCTTTCAAACATATCTTTTACGTCAGAAGACTGTAAGTCGTGCTTTTCTAGAAAGTCGTTTAGGCTATCCCCTAGATAATCGACTTTGTGAAAATCAAATTCGCCAGCCATATCAAAAAATCTGTAAGGTGTTCCACCAGCGTTTCTGTTAAACGATTCCCTGCCCCAATCCTTCAGCCAAGAAGCATCAAGATCTAAAATCTCTACATCACCAACTCGTTTTACTCGTCCTTTTTGGGAAGTAACGCCAGTGCCAACTGTTAGGGCATACTCGTCTTCAATCTTGCTGTAGCCAAGCATTCCGAAAAGTTCTTCAGGTTTTGCTTTAATTTCGTAGCGGCCGTTGGCTCCTTCATTGCCTCTGGTCGAAGCATAGTCAAAAGCAAAGTTTTTATCCAAGGAAACATATCCAGCCGCGGCATCTTCCTGTGAGCTTTTATTATTTACGGAGTTTCTGTAAACCGTTATAAGTCCGTCTGGAGACATATTCAAAATATGCTCGGCGTATGCCCTATTGAGCACCCTCATCTTTTCTGGGATTTCATCTAAGTTATTTGGAGACTGTGTAGTTGAGTCAGTTGATTGAGACACAACGTAGTCCCACATGTTTTCGAAGCTGTCAAAGTTTTCCTGAACTTCTGGAGAAGCATCGTAAACTTTTTTGTAGTCTATTCGAGCACCCTTAGCCATGTCGGTGTCTTCCCCGATTTCTTGGTTAAGACCTATTCTCGGTATAGGAAATCTTCCTTCTTCCCTAAGAGCACTTGCTACGGACCTAAGTCTGGTTTTTAGTACTTGAGAACCAGAAACGCTTTGTAAAAGAGGTTTATCTTCATTTAGCGCTTCAGAAGTTTTTTCTTCCATATAACCCTGGGGAATGATGGCCTCTACAGATTCCATTTCTGCTTCTGCAGCATCAACAGAATAAATTCCTTTAGGGAGAGCTTGATCGGATGTCTCAACTTCAATTTCGGCAAGCCCTAGATTAGTGCTACCAAGATATCTTCCAACAGCTCTACTTGGCATATCAACACCAGGAAGCTGGTATTTAAATGAAACTAAGTTGCCTTCTTGCACCCAACGGCCGTAGCGGTCACGAATCTGCTTGCGCCAATAACCTTTATTAGCACCAGAATCGCCTGGAGTGATGTCAACCATGTTTTGATTCTACCTGCTTACGGTTTGAAAAGCTGCTGTTAAACCCTTTATGCTTCTGGCTCTATTACGGCTTCGCCTTCAACGCGTACCTCGAAAGCAGTTTCTCCAGTGTCTGTGATCTTAGACTGATCTTCAGTAGACGCTGTGCCCTCGGTTTGCCTTGCAAAAATTTCCCAGGCTTCAACAGAACTAGCTGCTTCAACGTCAAAAATAGTTCCAGAAATTATTTTATATCCCATGCTGAAATTATACCTGGTTATAAGCAGTGAGCAGTTTTAACACGTACTCAGGTGTTTTGAAGAGTTGCCAGCTGGCATCAGAGACGCTACCGGATCTGCCTTCAAACTTAGTACTTACTTCTGTTTAGGTATATAGACCATATCCTGTAACCTACGTTAAGTTCAATGGTCCAAAAAGACGGATAGTGTCTGGAAGGTTTGTAGCGCTCAACTCGGATTCCATATCTGGTGGTCGGAACGTAGTGAGGCGCTAAAACCTTTTTTCTGTTTTCGTAAGTGTATCTTCTACTTATCGGCAATTCGATTGTCCTGCTTGATTGGGGTGTAGACCTTACTCGTGGCAGAAACCGGCTGCTTATATCCGTAGCGAACTAGTCGGAAGCGTAGCGCACCATGAGTAACGCCAAGCCTCTTGGCTAGACGGTAGAGCGTGACGCCTTCAACAGTGTGAGCGTGGTTTAGTAAACGCGTATATTCTTCTGCCTCCTCGCGGTATTTGGCTCCGTTGGAACGGACCTGCTGTGCGTAGGGCTGAAGTTCTAGTAAACGCTTGAGGGTCTCGGGGCGCGGCTCGATGAACTCGCGCTTTGGCTTTTCAGGCTTAAGCGGAGGAGTGGGAATTTCAATTCCAATCTCTAGCGCATCGGTTTGCGGATTATTCTTTGCAATTTGACGAACGCGCTCACGAGTAAGGGTAGTAGCTGAAGCAACGGCTTCGTATGTCCACCCCTTCTCGCAGAGAGCTTTGATCATTGA